ATTATCCTTTATTTACTAATACCCAGTAATGTAGTGCGCAACTATCTTGCAACACGTTGCGATTTATTATTTACTAAATTATTTTCTTATTTTCCACACCAGCCACACAAGGTTTTGCCTTGATCAATGGCACTAGCCTCATCTGTAAAAGTTATCTTGCCTGTACTTCTCTTAAGAGCTGGGCAATTTCTGTCCTTGTGGTACCGCTTAGAACCTGGACTATCTGAAATATAAACTTTATCATTAACATCTATCAGACTACTATCACTTGATTTTGCATTAGAATAGCCAATGGAATATGAAATAACTAATCCGACAGTAAGTAGTAAAACCGCAAAGAATACCCAAAAAGGATGGGATATATGACGTGAATTTCTTTTCTGGCAATAAACATTACTACTATTACTATTTAAAAAACCAAAATATAATCGTCTTGCATCTATAGGATCATCGGATTCTACTATATCAGACCAAAATCCTAATGAAACATCAACTTCCTTACCATAATTATTAAAGTACAACCAAATAGAAGTCATACCATTATCATAACTCTGATTTACGAAACCATCTTCGTTATCTACTGCATGTTTGTTCCAAAATTCACCGGGGTGACTCATTATAAAGGAATGTAAGCAATCAGCTAACTCTTTATAAGCAAATTTACCGATAAATTTAGAACAATTTGATTTTGAGAAATCAAACCCAGATAAATGTTTAGATTCATCTATAGATAGCACTAAATCATATCTCGTTGAACTTGTACGAACTTGAACATAATTATTTATAATTAGATTATATGACTTTTTAGTTTCATTATAATGCTTAGAGAAATCTAACTCTTTAAAGGAAATCGTCTCAAAAACTTCATCAGCCGTCATTCCAATTACAAAGTCTTTAAAACCTATATTTCCATTAGGCAACAGTTTTAAATCCATATCACCACATCTTAACTATCCTACATGTACCTGATTTCTTGATGAAAGACCCTGGATCTCTCTCAGCAACTTATTCTCAGCTCTTAGAGCAATCAACTCTTCATACATAGCTTGATCACCCTTTGCTGCAGCCTCAGCCGTAACAGATGCACCATTTATCAATTCAGCAGGTTTGACTCCCAACACCTCTGCCATTTTCTCAACTAGCCTCAAAGAAAGATCACCTCCATCTATGATATTGCTGAGTTCATTTCGAGTAATACCTAGTTTTGCGGCAAAATCGTTATTCCCCCATCCTTTCTTATTTATTAAAGACTGCATTTTCTCAGCATTAAACAACGAAGTCGTTTTAGCTGTAACATTCACAAATAACTCGAAGAAGTTAAAATCGAGGGCTTTACTAATTTCCACTAACTTAGCTGTATCTAGCGATTCCTTACTAAATACAACCTTATTCACGTTCTGCTGAGCAATCCCCAATCTTCTGGCTAACTCAGACTTTGAAATGCCAAGCTCATTTACTCTTTGTTCAATAGCTAGGCCGATATTTACATTAAGTTCGCTCATAAATCCTATTTTATTTACATATTATATTAATAAACATAAAATAGTATTTAACTAACTTAATAATTAAATACATTTGTATGTAGTTACATTCTTTTTTATTACTTTTGCACCGTAAAGTTAGTAAATAAATAAATAAGTACCAAATAAATTTGAAGAAAAATGAAGAATGAAGATAAAAAAGTTTTCGATGCGCCAGATAGGCTATTCGTTTTTCCATCCCACACTGGACTTACATGCGGATTGTTAGACCCAGATGGAAAGCAACATGGCGGTTACCCTGTTTGGCAAGGTATGGCGGTAAGAGCGACTGCAGATGATGTGTTATACATAAACATATCCAAAGTATGGCATTCAGGAAAAGAACTTCCAAAAAGCAACGAAGAAGATTGCCTACTTGATTATGCTGATGGCTTGACTATAGAGGTGGGGCATACTTACACAGACCCTGACGGTTCACGCGGCTGGCTCACAGACTCTGGCGGTCATCTTTTCGAAGAGATTGTTCAATGGGCTTACCTGGACGATCTAGTTCCAGCTTTAGTTAGCTATAAAAAGGAGGCACAAAATGAAGAAGAATAAAGCTCTATTCCTCGATATTATGCTCAATAACAGATTTGTATGCACACTGAAATACATGTATTGTCCATTGTTCGTGATTAGATACGAGGCGTTAATAAAGTTTGTTCTCGATAAGAGACCGTCTTTGAAAGGCAAACCATTCAGAATAATGTTTTGAAGCAACAAACGAAACAAAGCGTATGAAAAAGATAATGTTCAATGACCGATATGGTCTCACCGAAGCAGTTTCGAACTAGTTAAATAATAATTAAAATCAAGCAATATGTCAGAAGAAAAAGTACCACTCAGACCTCAGATCAGAGAACTGGAGCTGGGTAAATCAATCAGTTTCCCTATCAGGAGAATGAGAACGATCAAGACAACCTGCTCGGAATTAGGTGTAATTTACTGTCGTAAGTTCAGAACCAAAATCAACCGGGAGAAAGAGATCATCACAGTTACAAGAACCAAATAAAAACAATAGTCATGAACGAAGTAGTACAAATCCAGTTTGCAGATAAGATGCTATCCTTTGATACATTCCTGTCAGCCATACGTAACGTTGTGAAAGAAGAAGTCTGCAAGGCTGTGGGCAAACGTCCGTTCCTCACACAAGCCAAGGCATACGACATCTACGGAAGAAAAAACGTAGAGCGATGGAAACGTGAAGGAAAGGTTAAGGATTTTGCAAGAGGCAGTAATGGCAAGATTACTCGCCACGAATACAAAGTATCAGAGCTGGAAGCCTGTGCCTGCCAAGTTCAAGACTATTTGTGTCCCAAATAAGATTTTACTTTTAGGATAGATATAAGGCTGATATTGATTAGTACAAATTATGCGAAACTATGGTAGGTAACAGTTGCTTTGCCCATTGGGGGCGATGTTCAAGTTATAACGTTTAAATTACTTAGTTCTGGGTGTTAATCAAAAAAGACTGCGAAGAAGGACTAAGCAGCCGGGCACTGGGTTCGAATCCCTTTACCTACCGCTATTATAAACAATATAAAAAGATAAAGTTATGAAAACAATTAAGATCATCTTCTGCATTGCCATCTGGCTAGTCCTTGGATGGCTCTGCCTCAGTAAACTCTCTCAGGGCATTCATGATGAGAACCTCATTTCACAGATGCCTCAGAGCACCTATGATGAGATAGTAGATACTCTTACCACTCGTAATGGCTTCCAGCCTACCGAGCATCAGATAGTAACTTACTATTATGAGCGATTCCAGAAGTAAGAGCTATGCAGCTCGCAAGTGCCTCCTGTGCAAAGATGGACGTAACTGCATCAATGGCAAGTTTTGCCTTAAGCACAAAAGATACGTGGAGCATCAGAAGAAACTGCCATGTGAATAAAATAGATAAACTAACCATCCTGCAAAGGATATAAAAGAAGAGAATATGAAAGAATTTAAATTGTTTGCAACTTTAATTCAAGTTGCGTTTATTGTTATGAAGTTATGTGGTGCTATTCACTGGTCATGGCTATTGGTTATTTCACCAATTTTGCTATATTTTGTATGGATGGCTTTCAGAATCGTTCTCTCGGTTTTTTACGTAGAACACGAAATCAAAAAGAGTCGAGAGAGTTTCCGTAACAGAATGGACAAACTAAAAAGATTACAGCAAGAGCAACAAGAGGCAATGAACAAAAGAAAAAAAGAACTGGAGGAGATAAGAAATGAACAAAGAAAAAGCTATTGAGTATATTAAACGTGCCAAAGAGCAGCTATCTTATGATTTGCTTACAATTAGGCTTTGTGAAATGGCTCGCAATAATTTAGAGAAGGCACTTAAAGAGTTGGAGGGCAATATGGAACAGAACAACAAACAGACAATGCCAGACTTCGAACTTGGAAGCCTTTACGTCTTCAAAGAAGAAAACGAGGATGGAGAATTGACCATCATCGGCCAACTCATCGCCAAGAACGAGAGCGAAGACACATTGACATTTGGCAATCAGTATGAGATTGAGACCGAGAACTTTGTTACCGATCAGGCATTTGACCTTCGCATTAGTGTAAACAAGGATCTGCGAGAAGCTACAGAGGATGAATCCAGTTTGTTCCAAGAGGCTTACACTCTCTGGAAAAAGAGCAAGGAGCAGACATCGTTCAAGCCTTTCGGCAAGGTGCTGGTACGTAACAGCGGTTTTCACAAATGGAGACCAGCTATCTTCGTACAAACACGTATAGGTGAATCCCAATACAAATACAACGCTTTGCTATTATCTACTGGGCACGTAGGTGACTTTACCCAATGCATTCCATACGAAGGAAATGAGAAACTGGCATTCACAGCTATCCCATTCTAGGTAAACAGAGATGTGGTTTTTATATAATTTCAATCATTATGGAATCAGAAAAAGCAAAGTCAGACCGCATAGCCAGGCAGCGAGAATACTATCTTAAGCATCGTGATAAAATGCTCGCCTATTCTCGCAAATACATTAAGGAACATCCCGAAAAGCAGAAGCTATATCGGGAAAATGCAGCCAAGAAACGAGCCAACGGCATTGGATATTATCAGAGATACTATCAGCGCAACAAAGAAAAATTGCTGGAAAAATCTAAGAGCTGGAGACAGAATCACCCCGAAAAGGTGAAGGAGTACCAGCGTAGATACTATCAGAAGAAAAGAGCAGCAGCAAAGAAAGAAAAGAAGATAATGCTGAATCCAGATATAGATAAGGCAAAATCTCTCTTCCGTGATCCTTCTAAGACTGTTCACCTACAGTGGCTCCTGGAACACAACAGAAACAAAAGTAAGCAATATGAATCACGCTAGTTTATTCAGCGGAATCGGTGGTGCTGAGGTCGCGGCATCCATGATGGGATGGCAGAACCTCTTCCATTGCGAGATACAAGAGTTCCCTCGCAAGGTGCTCCAATACTGGTTCCCAAATTCAGAAAGTTATGAAGACATTACCAAAACAGACTTCCATCAGTGGCAGGGAAAAGTCGATGTTCTCACCGGAGGATTCCCATGCCAGCCTTTTAGCGTTGCCGGCAGAAGAAAGGGAGAAGACGATAACCGCTATCTCTGGCCACAGATGCTACGAGCGATTCGGGAAATTAAGCCCACTTGGATCGTTGGTGAAAACGTTATTGGAATCCAAACTATGGTGGAGCCCAGCCAAGAGACTAAAGTGGGACGCACAGACGATTTATTCGAAGAGAATTACATATACAGAGAGGAAAGCAGGTTCACGCTCGAAAAAATCTGCCAGGAACTTGAAGCAGCAGGATATTCCGTCCAACCGCTTAATATTCCGGCTTGCAGTGTCGGAGCACCCCACAGAAGAGAAAGAGTCTGGATTGTTGCAAGAAGAATATCAACAACTCCTTTTAACCCCAACAGCAGTAATGATAGCCGAAAATCCGAAAAGATTCAAGGAAAGAGCCAAAAAAAACGGTTATCGGAACGGAACGACATACGGAAGCCTGGCTTCACAAGTGATGTTCTCGGACAGACTTCCCACACCCAATGCGATGGATATTCCTCACAAGGACATGGAAATCAACGAGCGAGGGAGAAAAAATCCAAAGAAGGGCAAGACCGACCACAGCCTGGGGTTAGAAGACATGGCAGTAGCAAAACTTCTTCCTACTCCAACAGCCATAGACAAAGGAGGAGGGCGAATAAACAGAAGTCCATCACCGAATGCAGCAGATCGTCCAACCTTGGCACTCGCCGCTCGAAAAGGCTTGCTTCCCACGCCTTGCAGCATAGAAGCCACGAAGTACACAAAGACTATCAATCCCAATTCCCAGATGGGGCAAGGAATTACAGCCTTAGCAGTAAATGGTCTTCTTCCCGCCCCTACTGCAATGGAGATAAAACACTCCAACCGGGTGAAAGGACTGAAAGAAAAGGGTGCAAAAGGGATGTACAGCCGGAAGAACGGAGCACTCCGACCGAATGGACTGACCGACTTTCTCGACTTCAACAATCAGGTAGGTGGAGGAACTTCCCAACTCAATCCCCTGTTTGTAGAGGAAATGATGGGATTCCCTTTGATGTGGACAGCCTTACCATTTCTTTCCCCAAGTGGCGACAAGAATCCATAAAGGCTTACGGCAATGCCTGGGTCCCACAAGTGGCTTACGAGATATTCCGGGCTATTGAGGCAGAAGAAAAGAAATAAGATAATTCTATATTCCAAATAAAAGAAACAGCAAATGAAAACAGATGGCTACATTCTTACTCCAGAGCTGCTGCAGTGGCGTTACTTTCATCGTCCGGTGGTGGTGCAGGTGCTTATCTACGTGCTCCTGTCTGCCACCCACAATGAGGCTTCCGCTGCTACGCTCTCCTTACGTCTGTTGGCTGATCGGCTCCATACCTCGGTCAAGTCTATCCGCTGTGCCATCGATGTTCTCATACAGGAGCGAATCATCACAAAATGCAGCTCTCCAAAAGCCTCAACAATAGTGTATGTTAACAGTTCACATCCACTCTCCCACTGCATACTACCCTATCAAAACACACTAGGGGCACAGAATGGGGCACTCTTTAGGGCACAGATAGGGGCACAATCAGGGGCACAGATTTTAACTTCGCAAGTTACTGATACACAAGATTGTGCAGCGTATCTTCAAGATAACAAGGGCACAGATAGGGGCACGATTAAGGGCAAAGATGGGGCACGCTCTAGGGCACACCCTAAACAAGGGGCACACCAAAAGGCACAGTCTAGGGCACAGATTAACAATCCTGAAACCCCTTTAAATAAAGGTGATTCCGAAGATTCTGCCGAAGTTGAGGGCACAGACAAGGGCAAGGGTAAGGGCACAGAAGTAAGAGGAAAGAAACAAATAAAAGAAAACATTTCCCCCGAACCCCCTATAAAAGAAAACAAACAAAGAAAAGAGAAAGCCCACACCCACACACAAAAAAAAGAAAAAGAAAAAAAGTCGTTGGATCCTGAAGTTCAGTTCTCGGAAGTGCTAAGACTCTTCAATCGCCTCTTTCTGGGCACGCAGGTCAAGCCAATCTCTAAGATGACTCCTGACCGAAAGAAGATGGTGGCAAAGTTTATCTCAGACTATTCCTTCGAGGATATAGAACCGATGCTTCGCAAGGCTCTCAACTCCGATCTTCTCTCAGGGCGCAAGGATGGTGGATGCTATATCTCCTTCAACTGGCTCTTCAATCCGAAGAACTACGAGGCTCTGATGGAAGGAACCTTCGACAATCCTACAGTTGTAGCCTCAGCCGGGAAGAAGCCTCAGCATTCAAGTTCTCCACCGCCTTCTCCTCCACAGCCTCAACACGAGGAGACCAACGAGGAAATAGAAGCACGCCTCAGGTTGAAAGAAGAACGCAAGAAGGAACAGGAAAAAGAACAGACCGAAGCACTCAAGCAGAAGTATCTAGGCTGGATAGAAGCCGCCAAGAAGAACCCGAATGGTTCCATGGCACAGATGGTGAAAGATGCCTACAAGAATGGCACTCTAGCCAAACTGGGCATCGTTTGGAATCCATCGGTGGCAGAAGAAGAACAGTCACTGGCCGACTTGGATGATAAGACACAGAGTTATGTCCAGTCGATCCTCAGGGACTAAGATACAAGTAACAAACAATTTAATTCATACGATTATGGACAGACAAGAATTAATCGACCGCCTCAACGGCAATTATCCTGAATACACCAAGAAATCTGCTACCAAACAGAAGAAGATGCAACATGAAGGGCAGCTACAGATAGCTTGTGTACGCTGGTTCCGTCTCCAGTATCCGGCTTATGCCTCTCTCCTCTTCCATCCCAAGAATGAGGCTGATGGTGCTACCAGTGGCAAGAAGATAGCCATCAACGCTGCAGCAGGAGTTGTGCCGGGCGTTCCAGATCTCATCCTGGCTCTCCCTTCATACAAGAATGGCAAAAACGGAGCTCTCAACAGGGGTACAGAAGTATTCTACGGCTTGGGCATCGAACTGAAGTATGGCAAGACAAACAATCAGACAGCTCATCAGAAACGTTTCCAGGGCTACTGGCAGTGTGCTGGCTATAAATACGCTCTCTGTCGCTCTCTGGAAGACTTTATCAATGTAGTTCGCGACTACATGCTTTCAGTTGATTTAGACATCCTTAAGAATATAACATCTTATCATCTGAGTGACGATGATACTGAGCACAACAAGCAAGTATTAAACAAAATCATTAAAAACAAGAAGTAATATGGAAATCGGATTCATTATCATCATGCTGTGCCTTGTAATGATGGTCAGCACATTCATCTATCTAGTTTACACTCACCGCAATCGCTCTTGCAAGAACTGCAAGTTTTTCCGGCCTACAGTAAACAGCAAGTACAGCGGAACATGCAACGGCTTCGGCCATCATCGCTTCCATTGGGAATGTTGTGGGGAATGGAAACGTAAAACTACCAAGGAGGATGAACTTTAAAATCATACATCTATGTGCAATTACATCAAACAAAACCTGATGCAGCCAACACCATCGGTTGCTGATCAGGAGAAAATGAGGATGTGCAAGTTCTGCGTACATAGCCACATCAGCGATCTCGGCTACAACCATTGCTGGAAGTCAGATAGTGCTAATTATAACGTAGATTTCCCTACAGGTGTCTGCTGGGCTTTCAGAGACAATCGGATATGGAAACCCTATTATTTCTCTAGACTCATGTCTAGCTACAGGGGGAATATCTGCTGGGTAAGACCGATTTACAGCTCTTCTAAAAAGAGAAAGAACCGTATTATTCAATACGAAATCATCGACCCAGTAGCCTCAACAATAGATAAAGTTTCCCCCAAGGAGTTCGCTAGGGATTACATTCCAGCCACTCCTGGCTCCAAGCCTCCACATACTATGAAGGAGTATGAGAAATGGGACACCTATTGTTTCGGTGGCTACGATCCGCAGCTCTCTGAAAAACAGGAGGCAAGAAATTATCATGAAGCCAACTGGCAGCAAATCCTTGCTCAGGAAGCAATAGAAGAACAATTAAAACAAGAAGCAATATGAAGAAAAGAATTTTAGACATGTGCTGTGGCTCTCGAATGTTCTATTTCGATAAACATGACCCAAATGTTCTCTTCACAGACATAAGAGAGTTTCACGACACATTATGTGATGGACGCAAACTAGACGTGCAACCAGATATGATAGCCGATTGCACAGCCTTGCCATTCGAAGATGAAACGTTTAATATGGTAGTATTCGACCCTCCTCATCTGCTAAAAGTAGGTCAGAACTCTTGGTTATGCAAGAAATATGGCAAACTGCCCGAAAATTGGCAAGCATTCATCAACGATTCTATCCATGAGGGAATGAGGGTACTGAAAACAAACGGAACGCTCATTTTCAAGTGGAACGAGCAGCAGATAAAGGTTAGTGATGTACTAAAGGCTATCACCGATTACAAACCTATATTCGGACATCGTACCACAATTAAGAACCAAACAATATGGATGGCATTCATGAAATGGTAGCGATAGGAGTTGCCCCACTTAGCCCCCGTTCCCAGCGATTCTATCGCTGGTCCCATAAAAAATATGTAAAATATCAAAGCAAGAATATGGAAAAGACAATTTATATACCAGGTGATTTGGTTATGACCAACGGCATTCCTATCGGAACCAAAAAGGGCATCGTTTACCAGGTCACAGAAAGTAATGCTGATAAATATGCAAAAGTGAAAGATGGAAATGCATTCACAGAACTGAAAGGTTCCGTCACTCTTTCCAACTTAAAAGGAAAAACCGTTCATGATGATGGATTCCTGTTTGGTGACAGTGGCGCATGGGCGAAGGATATTGTTCCGATTCCTCTTACTCCTGAGATTCTAGAAAAGAACGGATGGAAGCTCGAAGGCGCGACATGGATTTATAAAAAAGGATATATTAAGGTGTTCAGACTTCTTGATAACAAAACCTATGCCGCATATATATTTGAAGCGCGAGTTTTTGAATTTCATTTTATTCACGAGCTCCAGCATCTTCTCTTTGGTCTAGGACTAAACTCAGAATTGGAGGTATAGCGTATGACAAAGGAAGAATATGAAGAAATGCGTAACACCATCGACTCCGTAGGCCAATACTTCAACTCCATCGAAGAGCTAACCGTGGTCAGAGATCTTGTAGCAGAAGTAGATGCATCAAACGAAATGGCTATACTAGTAAGCCCTGTAAAGCTGGATATATCCCTCCAGGGAATAAGCAGTGATGGAAACGAAGACATCACCAAGTATCTCGATGCAGAAACAATCCTCTACATCAGAAATGCTATCCTCCGAAGATTAAATGGCCGTATCGCATCCTTCGAAAATCAGATAGAAAACATTAATTACACCAAACGTAAAACAAAGAAAAAGTAATGAAGATTCATTTATGGCAAGCCTCATCTTGCGCAGCAGATGAGCATAAGATAGGATGTTATCCTGGTTCTTCATTCAAGCTGAAGCCTGTGCTTCCTGCTGGAACAATACTCACTGTCAAGGAGAAATGGCAAAACTTCCATGGAGTATACTACCGCTGCTATCTCCCAGACGAAATGAAGGACAAAGGATATTCCATCCCTTACTACGACATTCCTGCCGACAAAGCAAAAGTAATAGAACTATAATTATTTTATATTTACAATTATGGAAACTACAACATTAAAGCCGTACATCGGTACAAAAATGGTGATGGCAGAACAAATGGCAAAATCTGCTGCAGTAGCTAAAGGTTGGGCAAGACCATCATCAGAAGGAAACGAAGACGTTCCTGGCTATCACGTCCAGTACACAAACCCTGATGGCAGCACCTACGATTCATGGTCGCCAAAGGACGTGTTTGAGCAGTCTTATCAGATAGTGGAAAACTTCAAAGACCGCCTCTTTACTGCAAAATTGAGACTAAGCATGCTCATCGCAGAGGCTGAGATTATGTTAAATTCTGGTTTCAAGCTTCTCCGTGCATCGCATGTCTTACAAGAGTTGAGAACTATTAAACAAGAATTAGAACAATGAAGATAAAATTAATCAAACCAACGAAGTGCGCTCAGGATGTTCACGAAACGACCAAATATCCACGCCCATGGTTTAAGCCGAAGCCAGAGCTTCCAGCAGGTACGATTTTGGAGGTGAGTGATGTATGGTTGAATTTCCATGGTCAATATTATCGCTGTCAATTGCCAGAAGAAATGAAAGATAAAGGTTATTCCCTTCCGTGGTACGACATCCCAATAGAGAATGCTGAAATATATAAAAGTTAAATTCAAATCATAACAATTATGGAAACAACAAAATTGAAAAAGTACATCGGTACAAAAGAGGTTATGGCTGCACCTATGGATGAAGCAACCGCAGTGACTAAAGGTTTTGCTCGTAAAAACGAGGATAATCATGAGTGGAGATCTGGCTATCACGTCCAGTACACTAACCCAGATGGCAGTACCTACGATTCATGGTCCCCTAAGGATGTGTTCGAAAAGTCATACCAGGTAGCAGAAGACTTCAAGGACCGTCTCATTATTGAGTTCAAGGAGTTGAAAGAACGTTTTAATAAACTCGATGCTTTCTTGGATGAGAATGATTACGACAAGGTCGTTGAAAAATGCGGAACTGTTCAGACAGCATTAATGCTTTCTCAATATCATGCAATGAGACATTACTACAATATTTTAAAAACTCGTATTAATTTGTTGGAGGATTTTCCAGACAAGAAATAAGTGAGAACAATAAAAAAAATACAATTATGGAAGTAACAATAACATTAATTATCTGCCTCAGCGTGGTCTTCATTATCACGCTAGGCATCGTCTCTTGCACGTTAAGAGACGAGAACTTCAAAGTTCGCTTTGATGACAGGAACAAGCGTTTAAGTCGAATTATTCAAGAGCAGCGTGATGAACTTATCAAATACAGAGAGGCTATCAAAAAAAATGATGCCAATCTAGAAAGATCTCTAGAGGTGTTAGCTTCTGCTTCCGATACTGTCAACAAAAAAATATCTCGTTTGAAAGATGCGGAAGGACTTCTAAGCAATTTCCAGGTTAAACTTGGAGACTTCAATTTGGGGCAGGATAAGTCTTTAAAGAAGACGGAGGAAGCTATTCGTTCATTCTCCTCTTACATAAAGAAAATTAATGATGATAATGTGAGATTATTTCAGCACTTTGAGGAACGTCTTGTCAGTCGTCCTTCTTACCTCTCCCCAGGCGAGAAGAAGCATTTTAAGGAATACATGCAATCATGTGCTAGAGGCTATACATTTATTAGCAACATGCCAAACAAAACGGACAAAGATTTTGTTTGTGTTGAAGATGTAGATAAAGCACTTGAATTTGTAGGTAGAGACCAATGGGATTCATTATACATTAAATGCCCATCAGAAGAAGAATATGCCAATGGACAGAATACAGAACGAAATTAGTAAACTTCGCCATGAGCAGAATTTGCACAAAAGACTGCAGGCTGCCCAACTTCGACAGATAAAGCGAGAGCACGATGGCCTTCACAAGTGGATTACCATTAAGCCAAATCTCAGGCTCCTCTGCCGGATAGACGAACATGGCAAACTCCTCCCTATAGAACAGGAGCGCATCAATAAGATAAAGAAAACATTAGGCATCAAGTAATATGAGTGAACAGGCAGCCCTCGCATTTCGTAAGCTAGTAGCTTCCATGCGAACTTTAGAAAAGCAGTATTGGGCACGCAGAGATAAAGGCGTCCTACGCCAATCCATTGAACTGGAAAAGCGCGTTGACGAAACCATCATGAAGGTTGAACCCCAAAACGTGCCGGAAACCGACAATGGTAACTTCTTTATCCTGGTAGCTGAACTTCGGGTGGCAACTAAGCAGTATTTCTCTGAGAAGAAGAAGCCTGAGCCTGACAAAGAACTGGTGAAGACTCTCTTTAACACCATCAAGGAGAAGGAAGCAAAGATTGATAAGAAACTCATCCATTTTCAGGAAGAAGACTTTCGCAAACAAGGCTACACCATTCAGTACCATGTCATGGAACGTCCATACAAATGCCCTCCTCATAGCCTCTTCCAGTCAACAGATGAAGAACTGGCGAATGTGATGTTTAATGATTACTTACGAAATCCCTCACCCGGTACAATGATCTTTAAAATGAAAAAGTATATCGGCAGGGATGGAAAACCTCTCTCAGACGAAGAAATCAATAAAATATTGTATAACAAATAAAAAACAAAGAATTATGAAAAAATCAGAAAAGAAAGAAGAGTCTGCACAAAATGTTGCAGTCAAAGTAAGCAAAGCCACAGCAGAGAAAATTATCGGCATAGGTAATTGTCAATCTCTCCGCTCTCGTACAAGCACATGGTTCGAGTGCAAGGTACGCTATGAGAAGACCCAGGAGGATGGAAGCGATAAATTGGTAAACGAGTTGTATGTTGTTGATGCCCTCTCCTTCACCGAGGCAGAAGCAAGCATTATCGATAACATGGCAGTCTATGTATCTGGTGAACTTAAGATTGCCAACATCAACCATGCCAACTACAACGAGATTTTCTTCTCTGGTAATGATGACGATGATCTTTGGTTCAAGGCTCGTTTAGCTTTCATCACCATTGACGATAAGAATAAGGAGAAGCGTACCTATGTCAACTACCTTATCCAAGCCAAGAGCATCGAGCGTGCCAAGCGATATGTTGATGAAGTCATGGGCGAGACCATTATTGACTATGAGTTGAAGAGCCTCAGCGAGACCAAGATTTTTGATGTCTTCGAGCATGAGCCTTCCACTGATAACAAGCAGAAAGAGAAGGACGGTAAAACCGAGTAATCACTGACAATTCTTGCGCAATTTGGTTCTCAACAAGCTAAGTTGCGCAAGTTATCACTTTTTATCCTCATTTTTCTCGTACCTTTACACATTATTAATATATAACATCAATCTATATGAAAAAGTTGAAACGTTTAATCATTTACCTACGCCTCTGGTTTATCCGCCAGATGGGTTACAATCTCCCATCCCTCCGTGAGGCAACCTGTATCGTTCCCGGTCAACTTTATGACCACTTTGGCCGTGTTGTCAGGGCAGTACCAAGTAAGATGCCTGCAACTGATAATGGAGACAGCAAAGAACAGAAAGATGTTCCTGATCATTGTCTTCAGTGCGATCTGTACAACAAGCACATTCCATGCTCCTTCAATCATCGCATGGCCAACGGCAACGACATCTGCGAGAATCATCATTTCGAAATCATCTGCCTCAACTCTGGCAACATTTAAAGACTACTCATTATGGAAAAGCAAAAACCAAGATACAAACTCGATAAGAAAACCGGTCATCTTCTAGAAGTCCCTACTAAGAAGCAGGTTCGTGAAAACGTTAAGAAGATTCGTGAGCAAAAGGGAAATGATCAGTTGCCTCAATCTCCGGTCACTATTCATGAGACTCAGGCAGAGAAAAACTTCAAAAAGGTCCAGAAGGTCATCGACCGCATGCACGCCAAGGCGAAACTGCCCGATTTTCTCTCCATGGCTCGACATAAGTTCCTCTCCACCGTCTGTGTCATCAATAAGCCGGGCAAACAACGTAGCCTACTTCCTGATAAGAAAGGCCGCTTCGTCATGCTCTGCCATGGAAATATGGCTAAAGTTTTCACGGCTGATGTTTGCCTTCTCGTTAAGATCCAGAAGTCCATCATCAAGAAACATGAAATGGCACCAGGTGGAGAAGTGACCACGGAACATTGGCAGGATGGTAGCTGGAGTATCGTTCCATGCAGAGCAGACAAGAGTAATTATACCACCATTCAGGAGGTCCGTCTTCGTCCATGGTTCTTTCTCCACCGCTACTGGTATGAGATTTCCTTCGATGGCAGAGTAGAGCCAGCAATGATGCTGAACGATTACGGCCTCAACCCTACTCTTAGCAAGAAGCATTTCTATGTTACCAGAGAATACGTCAAAGTACGAAACCAGGATGCCGAAAACGATTATTTCCGTTTCTGGCTCCACAAACCTACAGATCATGAAGCTAACAAATGATGTCATTATTCTCAATCGTCCTCGCGTTCAGAAGCGAGGACTTGCCCTTAATCTGAATGGGCGTATCACTCTAAGGTCTAGTCCTTGCAAACTGCTGGATCTCCATCCGGGTGATAAGATTTGTTTCTGTTTCTATACGCCAAGTAAGCAGATGTATGTCATTAAGTCTACACCGGATATAGAAGCTAAAGAAGTAGAATGCATCAAACTGTCTGGCCGTAAGGGGCAACTCCATGCCAGTAATGTTTCTACCGTCAGTTTCTTGCTTAGCTATATACCGAATATCCCGACTGGTACTAAGCAGATAGAACTGGTTACGGCAAATGAAACTATAAATCTCGATGTAGATGGCGTCAGTTGTCCAGCTTTGGCTATCGTTAACAGGGCCGACAGCGAGCATTGCCGATAGTAAAATATTAAACATTAAGAAATATGCAACAATCAATTAGATACAAAGGCCTCAGCCTCACTCCTGATGAAATGTCAGTAGAAAACGGTGCGCTATCCCTCTGCGGCAATCTAGAGCTGCATAATGGCGCGCTGCGCCCTTCTATTGTCACAGGAACACCCCTCTCTCAGCCACTCACCATTAATGGTGTAGTGGCTAAGATTCTTTATGTGCACGAAACTGGCAATTACCGCCATCTCATAGCCATAGCCTCATCAGCCATCTACTGGTTTCTTCAGGATGGATCTCTTGGCTCAACCACCCCTATCAAGTCCTTCGACTACGAAGCATCGGTTCTTTCCGTTAATTCCATCGGTAATACGCTTATCATTGTAGCTACAGATGGTATTCACTATGCTTTATGGGTGGATGGTGGCTATAAATATCTGTCACAGAAGCCTCCATTCGTAGAAATCGCCTTTTCTATTTCCGATAATTATCCGGAGAATTACATAAATGGAGGTGTGGACGCTGAGGGAAGTATAAATGGTTTTCGTAAAGCTATCCAGCAAACAACCTACTCATGTAATGACGTTTTCAACACCGTAAAATTAACGCAAGAAGATTATGACACAAAAGAAAATGAATGTCTTAATATTAAAGAAAATAAGCAATCTGATATTACACAGAGCATCTATGCACTTATCAATCGAACGAACAATCTGATTGCTCGTAAAGGTCGTTTTTATGCTAATTTCTTTGTTAGATATTGCTATAGAATGTTTGATGGTTCCATGATTATGCACTCATCGCCTGTATTCATGCCTGTACAAGTTCCAGATAGTTACATTGTACTTTTACCAAATGCCTTGTTTTTAAAAGATGGAGTCATCAAACTGTCTGATAATTTAACACTTGTACGTGAGGATGGAAAGAACAATCCATCAAATGTAAATATTTCCAAAGTTACATTCGTTTACTATCCCCGAAATGTAGATTTGAGATACGCCATACTGGACGCAAAACGTAATGAACTTGAAGAATGGAAAGATGTCATCAAATCGGTGGATGTATTTATTACTCCTCCAATTTCCAACGTTGATACATCTGAAAAAATTTCAAGCATCAGATCTAAACGAAGAAATTATGGACTTGGGAAAGGATTATTCTATTTTGGTAACGATAGTCATTCACAAATATACACAGGTTTTAGTGTGTATTTCCCATCACTGAGTGAAGATGCCTATCGTAACAAATTAAAGAATACATCTACCTTCTACAAAGTCTGCTCGCTGAAAATTTCAGATTTAACAAATTATACAACGAAGAAATTACCTGTTGACAAGAATGCTGTATATCAGGTATCATTGCAGGAACAGATGAAGGATGATTATAAAACTCACAACTCTCTATTCGCACAAGGTAGCTATACCTATAATCATAGACTCAACCTGTACGGATTGAAAGAGAAGCTTTTTTCAGGTTTCAGTGGCTATGTTATGCTACCAGGGCTGTACATTCTTAAATATGATGATAGTACAGATAACCAGAAATATAGGTACAAAATCCAGAAAATCGTAGTTAGCCTCAATACTACATCAGGAACGAAATATGTTGAAAGTAGTGACAAGTTCTTCTCTCGTCAAGATATTGATGGCTTCATGATCGGCAACCTTGTCAAGTTCTACCCGGATTCGAGAGCTGATAAAATGGCTATCTTCTGTAAGGATTCTTCGGATAATGATGTCATCTTCGTCTTCCCTCTTGAACAATGCGCTGAACTGAATGGAGCCATGCACATGGGAGATTTCACTGACAATTTAGAACAATACAAGGTCGATTCGTTTAATTATACAGTTGATGATGTAGTGGAACTATCCAATAAGATCTATACATCAGAGTCTGATAATGCCTTCTATTTCCCATTAAACGGAATCAATACCGTAGGTATCGGAACCATACAGGGAATAGCCTCCACCACGCGTGCGCTCTCTCAGGGACAGTTCGGTCAGTATCCATTAATGGCATTCTCTACCGATGGTATTTGGGCTATGGAAGTCTCTTCCAAAGGCACCTATAGCAGCATCCACCCGATTAGTCGTGAGGTTTGCAGCAATCCGAAGTCTATCACTCAGCTAGACCAGTCCGTGCTTTTCGCCACAAACCGCTCAATCAGTCGCATAGCAGAGTCACAGGTGGTTTCCATGTCCGATGTCTTAGATGGTCCAGGTTTCAACATTTCCGGCACTCTAGGCAAATTCCTTAACTTCTTCAATGATACTGAGGAGGATAGTGATACCGTCAAGTCTACCAAGGCTCAGATGCGTCAGCTCATAGATTTCACCTCTTCGCCAATAGAGTTCTTCCAGCGTTGTCAGGTCATCTATGACTATAAGAACTCTCGCATCTTCTGTTTGGATGTTACACAGACGAGTAAGACCTCTACGGCTGATACGGTAGCACTCTGCTATTCTATCAAGGATAATGCCTGGAGCACTTTCCTTATACAGAACGTGCTCACAGCAATCAATTCCTACCCACACCCCTACATACAATATAGGGATGGCAGCGTGATGGTGCTCGATAAGGGTTACGATTACGAAGATACAACAGAGTATCATGGTATCATAGTCACTCGTACCTTGAAGTTCGATGAAGATAACGTACCTGATTCCATTACAGGCTATATCCATTCCCTCACGTCTGGCAGCATACCAATAATGTGGTTATATGGTAGCAATGATAATCAGAATTGGCATTACATCGGTCGCTTGGGCGGTATGAAGTCCAGCTACATGGCTACTCACAGTTATCGTTTCTTCCGCATCGCCCTATACCTGAAGATGAAATCCATGAATCAATACTTTGCAACGCGCCTCGAAATCATCAGGCGTTTCAGCAAGTTCTAGCAGAAAAACCACCGTTCCATGGCATTCTAAGCCATGTAAAAAACAAGAGCCTTCGCAAATCAGGAGTAATCCCGAAGCGAAGGCTCTTTCCATAAACACACCTAAAACGAAAGAAGAAAAAAAGTTTCATTAAGTAAAGCCACCGTTCCAGGCGATTCTATCGCCTGTCCCCAATAGCCTCTTAGGTAAAGCTAGGCCGTCTCAAAGTATAGTTATCCCGGCTCAGCAGGTTGCTCTTAATATTATTGAAGTCTGCTGTAGCACTATTCCCATACTGTCCAGCCTTGTCTGCATACTGATCCTGCAAAAATTGGCTCATCGTATAGTCAACCATATACCGGTGCATGTTGCTCTTAAGCGCATCCGTCACAGCCACGTTCCAGTTCGGAATCTCCAGTTTCAGAGTCACAGTCTCATAGATACTTTCCTCCCGATCATTACCAGCCTTTGTTACTGTAGAAGTCACTTCCTCATCTTCCTGGCCGATGATGCTTGTGGTCACTACCTCCGTCCATGTGCCGTTCTTGTTATCGGTGTACACATACTTTCTTGTACCCTTTACCAGTCGCTCCAGATTGTTGTTATCCTCCACTCTACCTGAGGTCAGATAACGCTGAGCTGCCACCTTGATATTGCCGATGGCTTCTGTTACTGCGCGGTTGATAATGCTGCGAGTCTCTTTACTGTCAGGGCTTTCAATAGTGGCTCTGATGTCCTTCTGTGCATCATCCACCAGTCCCTGGCTCAACACATAGCATCTGGCAAGTATGTCATTACACACCTGCTCCATGCTAAAGTTCAGTGTAACTAATTTACTATCCATATTTCGAAATATTTAGATGATTAATAAATCTACCTCAGTTCATAAGGTGGCCTACCTCCGCTCCAGTCTACACGATCCTGATGAAAATGCTGCGAAACGAAGTCCTGATTACGCTCAGACCCTTTCAGCCCACTCTGGGCATCTTTGCCTACTTCGTCCACATTTCGAGCCTCAGCATCCAGTTCATTCTGACTTTTAGCCTCAGCATCTATACTGCGACTTTGAACAGCAAGTTCGCCATTCTCTTTTTCATCAGTATCTACAGACCGCCCGGCAGTTGCCTGCGCATTCTCCTGCTTACCTATTTCATCCCCACTTCTTGCCGAAGCCATAGGAGAAGAACCAGCCTTCTCGTCACCGTCTACTGCTCTAGATGAAGTATCACTGGCAGAAGAACCTTCTTTCGTTGTATCATCGGCTTTTCTTTCAGCCTCAGCAAAGTTAAAGTCTTTCTTTAACAAAATCTCTTTAATGGCGTCAAGGTCACTCGCTCCCATACTAGCATAGTCTGTATGAGCCATATCCGGAAAATCACTCAGCCATCCGGCAATAATGGCATGCACCAGGTAGTTCTGAATTTGATTGCTCAGTACTCCACTTAACCTTGGTGGCCAAGCTGCAAGTGTCACTATAGTGATTGAGAAATCATCCGCCAGAGCCTGCAGATCAAACTTCTGTGTGGTCGATGAAGAAAACCTCGCAAGAAAATTCTCTAGGTCGGTTATCGCCTCCCTGTAGTATATATCCAGCCTAGCCTCTTCAGCATCACTAGCCCATACGCTTTGGAAGTCCACTTCCGGGTTATGCTGCGCAATGGTGGCAGTAAGTCCTTCTACCACGCCCATCACGCTCTTCTTGATGATTTTAATTGTTATTGTCTTCATACTTCACATTTTTTCTACGATGCCATAACCAAACAAGAATACCTGTTGTGATGGCTATGATGATACCTACTAACGCACCAAGACTTACCTTTCCTATAGTCACAAGTCGCTGCTCATTCTTGGTTAGTTCTCGCCTCATGATATTGATAGAGTCTTGCTTCAACCGAATAAGCGAATCTTTTTGAACCACAAGATGTTGATATTTATCTACCTTCTTAGATATGATGTTAATGGAATCCTTTAACCTCAGCACCTCTTTTGTGTTCCTGTTGGTCACAACAGAGTGCCATGACTCTGTCTTGATAGGCTTTCCATTCTGGTCTACAGTGGTTGAAGTACTATCCTTTGTATGGGTAGTTTCCTTGACAGATGTTTCGTGCTCCTGGCTCCTGCTATTTGCCATCTGCTCAAAAGCAGAGATAAATCGCTCCTGCCAGGAGGCATCCAAACTTTTGTTCTTTGTTTGGTCCGTAATATAATGTTCCTGCGTCACAGTCTTCGTCTTACAACTCGTCAGAAACAACATTGAGAAATACGCTATCCAAACGAACAGGTAGATAATTAAATGTTTCGATTTCATAAGCTATGAGAAATTGAGTGCTCGCTTTGATCTTTTCAAATACTCCTCGCATTCGTCCAGACCATTGTAGCCACCGTTAATTTTCCGTCTGATTGCTTTAAGATTATCCTCGTCAGCCAATTCATTGCATCCGAAAGTATCGAATATCCACATTGAGGAACGTGTGGCACCAAGAGGCTGCTCCAAGAGGTCGGGCTTCTTCAGTACATCATAGCCACAATATCCGGCATACTTTCTGTAGTTGGCTCGCCCTGTTATCTGTATCAGTCCACGCCCCTTAAACCTTACACCATCACCCTTATGGGTGTTACCAAGGTCTTTTCTTCCCTCATACGCCTTTCCGCTGGCAATCTCCTTGGTATATCTCAGTTCACCACTTTCATGTGCAATTTGAGCCAAGTAGTGCGCCCATCTCAAAGGCGTGTTTATTTCAAACTCCTCGGCAAATCGGTTCAGGTATGGCAGAAACTTCTCTGCCCTCTTCCCTGCGTTAGGCATTGCCATCAGCAACTGCTCTAATCTGATTTCCTTCATTTCCATTTTCTTTATTGTTTTTATATTCTTGATACTTCTTAAACATCGGAAACTTCTCCACAAATCCAAGTGTAAGCGCATAATAAGCATATTCCACAAGTTTATAAAATGGCGTATCAGGCACTAGCATCCGTCTCAGGTTCTTCAATATGTTGGTCGTGAACAGATAGGTTGCAGCTATACACACCCACTTCACGCAAAACAAGGCCTCTGTGTCCGAGTGAAGAAAGTGACCGATAATAAACAATGCAGCCACCGTCACAAAGAACACCGCACAACAGACAAAGAACATTCCGAATTTCTTCCAGCTCCATTCTTCACCGTTAAACACTGCAGCCACGATGCCGAACACCAGGTTCAGCCCAAATAATACCATCATGGCAATCATAAAATCCCTGATGGGAACCAGCAGACTCAGAAAGGTCCATATCGTCCCAATTAAGTAACCTCGAATATCATTCATTTTCTTTTTCATTTATCCGTCCCCACTCCGTTATGGAAACGATGCAAATTTAAGCCATCATTCCCAGTTATCTGTGATAAGTTGCGCAACTTCATACGAAAAAAGAGAACACAAGCCCATTTTCTGCCTGCATTCTCTTCTTCTGATAGTTTTCTTTTATATATCTCTAGTCATTATGGATTTACCCAACAAGTTAACATTTAACACTTAACATTTAACATTAATGGTTGAAGTACCCCCAAGCCTTACAATGGCCATAAGGGTTATCATCATCCCTCAGCCAGTTCACGGCTAGATCCACCATCCGGTCCATCATCTGCTCCTCGCTGTCCTCCGGGAACCATTTCTTCATCAGATTATAGTTGTCCGAGTAAATCATGTTCAGAACCACGGCAAAATCCCATTGGTTGTAAGGTCTGATCTCGTCCTTCACCGTCTCATAGATCTCCTGAGTCTTAGCTGCGGTATAGTAAGGAGCACGATGCTCTACCTCCTTGTCATCCTCAAACACCATCTTCTTGATCTGAGCCTCAGCAAAGAAGTCGTTGAAGTGGCCGTTACCCACAACCCCATAAATCTCCTTATAGAGTTTAAGAAGGTCATCTTCCGTAGCGTGCATAGCCACAAACTTGCCGATGATCTTGGTTACCTTCACCATCTGCTCCGGTGTGGCATCACTCTGATATTTTGTGATAAGTTCTACTAGATTCATATCATTCTTGTTTTTGTGATTTAACAAATTTGAAAATCTCATCCAGCTTGTTTTCCATCTTATCGAGTCGCTGGTTAGTTCTCTGCTGGTCACGAAACGAAGTGTCCAGTTCTGAGAGAAGTTGATCACAGTCCTTTACGGTCTGCTCGAAGTCCGGCATCTTATTGATGATGTCATTGGCTTGGTTCTTCAATGCGTTTACCTCGTTGATGATACTCTCCTTACTACAAGAGATTACAAGGGTGTCACTGTATGCTGTTTGCTCAGTATCAACTACCGAATAGGTTGACTGCTTTCCGTCTTCCGTCTGAACATTCACCTTCACGTTCATGGTGCCAAAATTTGGCATGCCAGGCATCTGTGGCATCATGTTGGGTTTGCTACCACTAATATCAGGGCTTGGAGTATTCATCACTTTACCCTGCTTGAATTTTCTAGTCGCCCGGTCAAACAAAAAGACCGGGAAACCTGCCTTTAAATCTTTAAATATCATAATCGTATCTTTTTAAATGGATAATGCGAGGGAAACGATGGCTAACAAACCATCCACCATTTCCCCCTATAATACTAAGCAGTAGTCAATGCTACGGTTAGACTGTCAAATATGCTCAGGCCTCTAGCCTTTCCGCATACCACATCGTTAGCCTTTTGCGTTCTGCCTACACTGGTGATGGTCACAGCCGTTGGCAGAGCTGTCTGCCCTTGGAAGGCTGCTACCCATCTTTCCGTGTAAATCAACGGCTGTGCTCTCATCATGCTTTTGTTGCCTGTTACAGGCGTAATGATGGAGATAGTTGCCACGATAGGCACAAACACCGTTGTACCGTTCAGGATAGGCTGATCATAACTGTAAGTTATACTTGCCTGTGGCTGGACGTTGCCGTTCACGCAATAAGGTCTGCAAAGCTTCTCATTGTAAGTAGCTAAGACTGAAACTTGGTTGGCTACCAATGCTGTAGTAGCCAAACCCACTGGAGAAATCTTGTTCATACCACTACGCTTCTGTTTCATTCTTTACTTTTTTACTGATAGCCACCTGATACACCTGCGCCACATCCGCAACCGCCATTCATCAGATTGGCAAGGTAGATGTTCTGCTGCAGCTGTGAGTTCTTGAACTTCAAGTCCTGAATCTCGTTTGCTTGCTCCTGGCTCCAATGGCCTGTCAAGGTGTCAATAATACGCTGAGTGTTGTTCTCACCTGCACGGATGATGTCACACTTGTCTTGCTGCATCTGGAAACCGAGGTTCGAAGCTGCTCTTTCTATACCAGTGTTGGTATAGCTAAAGCCCTGCTGCATCTGGTTAACGATGTCCTTCTGGCCCATCTGGTTCTCATAACCCATACGGATAATGTTCTGCTGCGTCTGGCAGCAGCAATCCTTAAGCGCAATTGTCATCTGCAAGTTACCCTGCGAGATAGCGTTGATTACTCGCTCTGCCGAGTATCCTACCTGACCACCAAGCTGCTGGATGCCTGCCTGGATGCCACAGATAGAGTTCTGCAAGGCGTTGAAGTCACAGTTCAGATTGCTTGCCAACATCTTAAGGTCGTTGCCGTTACCCTGGATGGCACCCATCAGCAAGTTGCTGTTCTGGTTGTCTGCCATCTGGTTGCGCAAACTCTCGATTTGACCCTGAATCTCCGCACGCTGCACGTCTGCGCCATTGTCACGATTGTTCCAGTCTGCACCATACATATAGCGCATCATGCCCATCATCATCATGTAGGCAAACGGATTGTTCCACATATCATCATCGTCACGGTTGCGCATCATAGCCGCCATTGCCAAAGGATTGCTGTCACGATTTGCCATCGCTCCAAGCAAACCACCCATCATTGCATCGTTGCAACAAGAGGTAGTCTTAATTACTTCTTCTGCCATAATTCCTAAAGAAATAAAAGTTGTACATTTTGTTTATTCACACATGTAATCGATTACGGCAGCAAAGTTATCCCAAAATATCTACATGTTTCATAACTCTGTCAAACATTCTTTTAGTGGCTGATTTCCAATGATTTAAGGTGACATAGACTCATGTCAAAAAAGAGAAGCCTCATCAGCTTCTCTTCATTATTCTGTTATTTACCCATAAAATAAGTGATGATGGTTCCAGCAATCGCTATCATATTGATAAATGTTAGCCACGCAAACAACCACTTCTTGCGTTTATAATCTCCTGTCCACCAAACAAAGATATTAAACGAAACGCTCAACATTATAATGATAGCACACTCTACAAATAAAAATGTTACCATATTCATATCGCTTATCCGTGTTGCGATAGGGCTTAGTTCTTGTTTCTTTTCAGTCTTTTCTTGATAAACTCTCTAACATCCCATTTCTTGAAGAAATGAGAATGATCGCCAGCATTCCCCACACTTTCCAGCTCCCCATCAGCGATAGCCCTTCTTAGGGTAGATTCGCTGATATGCGCCTCTTTCTTTACCTGCCCGGCAGTCATATACGGATTCAGCATGAACGGAATCTGTTCACAAAGATTGTCCAGATCGTCATCGCTCATACCGCAAGCCGTAACCTTCTCCCCATTCTTTTGCTGTTCTGCTGCCTTAAAGCAAGCATCGCTCAATGATTTCAATGCCCATCCCAGGGTATCATAATTCAGTACCTTCTTCATAAATCTTCTTTTTTCAATATTATTCCTAAAAATCTCTGTTATTCTCCGATTATCTCCAGCATTCTCTATCAGGAGCAAATCTTTCTGCCCATCTTCGTTTCATTAACAAACATTTTAGCAAAGCTATACAAATAGAATATAGCTGTCACGGCCATGACCGTAAAGCAGGAATCCACCATATCTTTAGTTGTGTACCAATTCCACTCTACAATATGAGCCGCATTGATACCTAAGAAGTATATAAATGGAATGCGATACCGCTGGCACAAGAAGAAAAATCTACTTGCCAGTATCGTCACCATCGGCAGGACGTAAACCATGAAATAAATAAAGATATAGCAAGGCATATTTTCATTATAGGGGATAAACATCTCACGGGGATGCTGAGAGAACTCCCATATTCCATAAGCGTGAAAGCACATAATCATGATAGGCACATACTTACAAAACCATCTGAAAAACTTCAATATTCTTCTGCTATACCGATTACCATGCTTCTTAAGCATATTCATCAGTTCTGTCACATCAATGTCCTTTATCAACCGTTGGACTTCGGCTTCTTGTTCTTGTGTCATAAAAAACCTCCTTTTCTTAGTTGTTGATTACAATTATAGTTCTTAAAGTAAGAATTTGGCGCAAAATTACAACTTTCTGCGCATTTTTATTCATTTTGCGCAATATCTTATAGTTAAACTTTGCTAAAGTAACAATCTGTAAGCAAATTATTTTTGAAAGGGCTCCGATCATACAGATTGCAGCTCATTTGTTATGTACATCTGTGAGAATAGTGATTGACCTATAAATAATAAGGTGTAGCCCTATAAAGAGTTACACCTTATTATATTTATACCCATCTGATCATAGCTTATTCTCCTAACATAGAGTTTACCATCCCTTTAATGGCTTCATCGGTCATGCTCTCTTTGACAGAGGCATCACCGCTAATCGATTTCATCAGCATGCCTATCCAAGGATTGTCACTCTCCATGGTAGATTGTATCTGTTCCTTGTAGGCATCATAAAGCTCGCCAGATTCCTTAAACTCCAAAAGAACCGTGCGCAAGGCTTTCGTAACGTAGTTATCCATCAGCAATGGATTGTCCATTGCCGATGAAAGTTTGGTAAGAAGCACTGCCAGTGCTTCATGTAATTGTTTCTTATTATTCTTCATATATCTATTTTTTAAGTTTCTAAACTCAGAGACTTAGAGTTTTCACCTCTGTTCTCTTTTTGTTCATCTTCCTTTGGCTCGTCAACCTCTCGGAAGTCCTCGGGCGTGTCAAGGTGGGGAACGTCCAACTTCTCCCCACCAATGAAATACGAATACCCTAGATAAATCTCCTTGCCATAGCTCGTGCCATCTGCGATGCGCTCGAACGTCTTGCCATCATCAGCGATGATGTGCTTGTCGTTGTTTTTGTCTATCTTCATATCCTAATCGTTTATATTGTTAATCCATACTTCTGTCTCTCCTCGTCCGTCAACTCGCTCCATCCAACAATCTTGTCTTTGTGGGCACTCCAGTTCGTTGCCGCCTTGTATGCCTCAATCGCTGAATCTGGAACGTATATTTTTAACTGACCTACGTCGTCCGGAATTGTGCCACTATCTATAGTGCAAGGTGTGGCAGTTCGGGCGATGAGCTTCTGCATATTTTCACAATATCTGTAGATGATTTCATGGCTAGCATTGGACTCTTTGCAGAGTGGCAGAAAACCGACCTTCAAGGCTGTGTTTCTGAATACGCCATAAAACCTTCTAGTTTTCACGTTCTTATCGAACAAATTATACGGGAATTCCTCTAGCTTGACACAATCCTCGAAAAGTCCATTACCAGATTCATCTGTGGTGAAATTTACTCTTACAAGCTTATCAAAAAGCCCTGCTGGAATTTTCTCTAATGAAGTGCAATTGTAAAACAATCCGGAAGCAGTCTCCAGATTGACTAATGGGTCGAAAAGCCCTGCTGGAATTTCCTTTAAGGAAGTGCAATAAGTAAACATACCACTATGTCTATAATAATGCATTGATGTCAAATCTGTTATCGGTTCAAACAGTTTGGCTGGTATCTCTTTAAGATTAGAGCAATGTTGGAAAAACGCATACACATCATCACTATATCCATTGTAGAATAAATCATCGCTGATGTATTCCAATTTTGCTTGGGAAGCAAAAGAACCAATCATAGCCTTTGATTTTCCGATGCCCCAAAAAGCCAAAACGACATCTTTGTAAAATTTGATATTTGCTATTTTATCGTCTGCGGAATCTATAGAGATGTTATGCAAAGAATTGCCGTCTGTATATGTATGTGAATGTTCGGAATCCGTTGTTCCATCTCCCCAGTCCATGATTGTGTCATGGAACGTACTTATCTCAATAGTCGTTCCCATTACCAATAATTGCATCTTTCCGTTAGGCTCTGGCTTCATCGTCATTATGTCAAATTCAATATTGTACGACTTTGATATTGTCGTGTCCGAACTAGACTGAATGGTTCCTCTATCTTCGCCTCCACTATATCGTATAACGTAATTGTAGAGTTCTCCTTCTGCCAATGGCACTTTTACCGTTCCCGAAGAAAGGTCGTATGTCAAACCATTGATTTCCACGGTCGCTCCTTTTATTGCTCCGTACTGGCTTACCACTTTGAAGGTGGCGAATATTGTTTTCAGTACGGTTCTTACTGAAATTGACAAATGAGGGAAAATGCTCTTCACTCTCTCGATGTCTTCCTCAGTAGCTTTAAACACAGTATATTTTCCGCTCAAATATGCGATTGAAGTGTACTCCCCATTGTCTCCGACACCCTTGATGTTCGACAGCTTGTTGAGTATCGTGAAATTGGCTTTCAGTGCATCGATGTTGGTGAATCTTACGTATACGAGTGCATTGTCCGAGGAAAGGATTTTCTCGGCAATGTCTAGTGGCTCGATATTCGGACAATTCTCTATAACAAGCGTGGTTACGTTCGCCCATGAATCGACTGATAAACCAGTACCAAGCTTTGGCTGGTTCTTTAAAGTCAAGTTGGTAATGGTGGCTGGGAGTTCCAAAATTCTAAGCACACCACCCTCAGCAAGATTCACGGCTGTAGCCTTCGTTCCCTTCGCATACACTTCCTCTATGTTCTCGCAACCGCTCACGTCAATGCTTGTGGTATAGTTGGGACAGTTCTGAATGTCCAGCTTGCGCAACTTCGCATTGTTACCCAGCGAGAGAACGCTGAAGTTTCGATTTTGATAGCCTGCCTTGGAAGAACCGATAATTAACTCCGTGATATTCGTTGCCTTCGATACATCAACCGTTCCAACGTATAGAGCCGACAAGTCGCCAACAGTCTTAATCATAGACGCATTGTAGATAATGGTCTCGGTGTCGTTGAACTTGATGCCAGCAGGTGCAGTAATAGTCTTCACTTCTCCCTCTCGCATTCTCTCACTCTTGGTCACGCTACCCCAGCGAATAGTTCCATACATTGCCGAGAACGCACCGATGGTGATGTCTGCCTTTGGCTCGACACCTGCCCATACACTCGGTGTGTATGTTCGGAAAGTAATGTAGTCAGACAACGAAGAGCCTGCCTGGAACTTAGAATCCATGTACTTGAATCGGTTGTAGAGCCACCATCTTCTGTGTGCATCTCGACTACCTTGGAGCGCATAGAGAAACGCACCAGTCTTCACGGTCTGCGCAGTTCCGGTGGAATAGTCCGTATATCCGTCAATCAAAGGCGATTCGTACTTGAAGTACCCGTCCTCATTGTAGACGCTCTCGCACCACTTGTCGCTCTGTCTTGTGTTGCAGAACTCTATAGTCTTGTCGTAGCTTAGAATGCCCTTCTGACGCAAGTCTTGGTACATCTTCGTGATGTCGGAAGAAAAAGCCTGCTCCACAAGCTCCCAAAGCAAGGAGTTCGCACCGTTCCATACATTCAAGTTACCGATAATGTCGTGTATTTCTATATCGTAGCTAAACTGAATTGCGCCCTCGTTATTGATACCGAAGACCGTATCATTATCATAGAAGATAAAAAGCCACTTTCCACCAACATAAAATGTTAGGAACTGGTTCTTCGCTCTTTGGTCAACCATTCCGAAAACCAAAGTGATGACGTAGTAGAAAATTATCGTCTTCTTGTCAAAATGCTCAGCGAACTCTGTCTTGAACTTCTCTATATTGTCCTTGCATGAAACCACCCAGGTGAACACTTCCCTCATGTGGGAAATATCCTCGTTTCCATCTGGATAACGACCCTCAAAATCATTCTTCCAGCCATCATCTGAAAAGTCTGCCGAACGGAAATTCGAGCGGTCGCTGGTGTTGTTCAGAAACTCCCATGATTCGTCCCCCTCCGCAAAACCGAATGTGTTCTCTGCGCTCTTGTCGGTGTTGAAATTGTACTTACCGATGAACAGAGGTGTATCACCTGCGCTAGCACGATGGAAAATCAAGCAAGGCTCTCCGTACACCGTGGTACGTATCAAACCGTTCTTCTTTTGTGGTTCAGTCAAGATGCCCGCCTCCTTGAGCATCCACCCGATATAGTTAGCCAAACCGGTATTGTGTGTTCCGCTTGATTCTGCGAAGTCAGCCTTCCAGCAGAAGTTAACGGCAGGCAAAACAGCATTCTCGTCCAGCGTAAAGGCATCCTCGTGCTTTCCGCTCTCCGTCATATTGAAACCCTTCTTAAACTGCCCCTTATAGTTCTTTCGTGGGTAGTACTGGGAAGATGTACCCTGAACGTTCAAAACAACATCATCGGCAGTAAAGCTCTTCTCTGGATGGTTCTTGTCAACGTACTCAATGCTCACAGTTTTCTTGTCTCCCTTAAACTGCGATAACTCGCCAGTAATGATAAGGCAAGGTATCTGCTCCAGCATCTTAGAATAACTCAAATTGCCGTATGTATCATAGACTTGATTACGGTTGAAAATAGCCAGTTTCTTGTCTATATCGTCCATATCTGCAATATAGTTATCCAGTAGCTGCTGTGCATTGAGGTTGTTAGAGTAGCTCCTGATGTTGTAGATGTCTATAGCGGCTGTCGATGATACTACGGTTATGTCCACTGGTGATGGCTGAACGAATCCGTCATTGGCTGGGTATTGCAGTGACTGCGATTTGATACCGTTGATATAAATCTGCATCAATCGGTTGTTGGCTCGCTTTTCAATCACGAAGGACACACGCACTCGCTCATCCTCCTTGTACTTGGTCTCCAGTGTTGACTGCTCCGAGGTTAGGGATATTGTGTTCGGTGTCAGTCGCAAACCAATGCCACCCTGCTGACAAGAGAGAACAACACCTTCATAGTCTATAACTTGGCGAACAGCAAACTCAATCTCTATGGTCTTGCCAGTCTGTCTGATGTCCTTAGAGAATAATTTCAAAGGAATGGTCATTGCTGCTCCACCGCTCAATCGCATGGCTGTGTTGCCGTCCTTATCGACTATCCATCCGTTGGTTATGTAGTTCATTTCAGAGAACGAAGCTGCAATTCCGTTGTTCTCCCATGTTTCCCTGTCTGTGTCCTGATTGCTCCTTCCCTGTGATGTCAAGAACAACTCAAGGTTCTGGGTTTCTGCCTCTGATGTGATAGAAGACTTGTCTACAGTCAATGAGAATGTCTTGCTTACACTTCTGCAAGTTATTGTCATAGTAGCATCTCCTTGGCTCATAGACTTGTATACCCACGATTGCTGGGTGCGGTCAACCTTTCGTGTTGCCACGATGGAATCGTTAATCTTCAAAGCAATGTCTGCTGGGTTGTTCAGTGGGTCGTAGACCACAAAAGGAATGGAAACCGTCTCGTACTGCTTCATGTGTATATGTTCCATGGTGCTAGCGATGATTGGGGTTTCGTTTCCTTGCTCGATACATACGAGTGCAAAGTTAAGATGGTTACTCTTCAATTCCAAACCATGCACGGATGCGGACAAATAAACTTCCAGGCTATGCGCTCCGTGCGCTTGCGCTGGAATATCAAAAGTCTGCTGACGGTTGTTGACATCAGTTTCTTCTTGGTGTATCTCCTTGCCGTCCAAAATAATGTGTACGGTCTTCTTGATGTTGCCAATAGGAGTGTAAACGAAAGGTATAACACCTTCGTATGCAGTCACGCTGTCGAAGCTGGAAGATACCATAAGGTTGACCATCGTCACTTCGTAAACATAGCTTCTAGAACTTCCCTCTGCATTGTCTATAGTAAATCTAATCTCGGTTACATCCTCCCCGATGTACTTAGTTACGTCTATAGTGTATGTATTACCAGAGCGCAAGGTTATTCTCTCACGCTGCTTACCTGCAACATAGACAGTGCAAGAACCACTAACCTGAGAAAGGTCACCTTCATTCTCGTAATAAGACAAATACTTAAACTTAAAAGTCTCTACACTCCCAGCGGTCGTATACTCGCTAGGTGTGACTAATATCGTATTTTTCATTGTCGCTTGTGTAGCTCCGGTGTTCGGAAGCTGAACTTGCGATACAACTAAATCTTCGTACTTTTCCGTGTCGGAATTATACTTTTTCATGGATGCTTCATCTGCGAATATTTGCAAAAACTTCTTATCTTTAATTTGTACGCATCCACCCTTCTTGGTGAAGGTCTTCTTGATGAGTTCCTGAACTCGTCTGCCCGACACTGGAAGGTTTCCTGTACTAGCATCCCCTCCCCAGTCAGTTTCTAGAGTTATTGGATTGTCAAAAACTTTTCCCATTGTTTATAATTTTATTTGTTTTTCCACCCTTCGTTATCTATCCATGGTTTCGAATCTATCCAACGACCACTCCCGAAGCAAGAGCGAACCGCCTGCCAAACTAGTTTCGTACCTTGATATACTGCTGCAATAATCCTGCCCTTGGCTAGTATTATAGCGATGTCATGCCCAAATGCCCTAATCATCCCTATTCCTCCTCATAGACAAAATAAATCTTGCTTTCGTCCTTGTTGATTGAATTGTATTCATTCTCTCCGAGGACGACAAGTCTGTTTTCTAAGTCACTGAGTTTGTCACTCACTGCTTTCTGAGACATTACCTTATCCTCAGACTTTCCTAGTTGCTGAGCCACTTCCAGCAAGGTTGTGTTTACCCAGCTGCTGCCATTCTCAGAATAGAGCACATTGATGCCCTGAGGAACTACGAGATTATCAAAGTTCTTATACGTACCAGCTACGGTCGCAAAATAATACATCTTGGCACCGATAACCTTTGCTGGCACAGTGTCAAGACTAGCCACGCCCATATACGTGGCACCTCTTATGAGTTTAAACTTCTCAATAAGACTCGTTATCAACTCATCCCAATAACTATCTCTCTCGGCATTCACACACCAAGTGCCTCTGGGCGCATTCCAGTAATGTGCCCAGCCTTCTATCACCACAAAGTCGCCAGCAACACCTCCTGTAGGGAACTTCTTGTTCACCTCATAGATGCTGCCAAAATCACCCTTGTAGTGAGGACTTGTTTTATCTATATCGTTAGCCATAAAATATTATATTTGAGATAATTGGTTATACTTTTCTGCCAGTTCGCTTTCCTTCTTACTTACAAGGAAGATTGAAACGGCACGATAGATAAGATATTTCTTGCATTCATCTGTCAGGGAAAGGATGACCTTCTGGTCGGTCACTTCGTTTTCATGCCCAGTATCAGTAGAATACACATTCTCTAACTTTTGATAAGGGATATACGTGAACAGTTCAACCTCATGATCATATACAGCTCCAACAGGAGCATGGTTGGCATCATACCTTCCGGCAGTCCAGTACATCAGCACTCGCTTTCCTGTAGTTGGCGATGTGGTAATCATGCCCTTTGGTTTCTGTGGCGTTCCCCTGGTCCACCGGGAGGCTTGCATCTGAGCCTCCTTGCTGCCCGGTTCCATCAGCATAGTCAGCGTGCTTTGCCAACTTTTCAGTTTCAGTTCTACCAGTCTCAGCCAATCTTCTGGAATAGTCAGACAACCATGCCCATCTGTAAACTGGGTTTGGATGGCATCATAATCCTGCTTGCCGCTTTCGTTCAGCGAAACTTCCACTCTTTTGGGTAGAATCATTTGCGCTGGTGCTTGCAGCAGAATCTGCTGGGCAGCAGTTTCAATGGCTTGCTTCATTTCCGTGTCCGAATCATCCGTAATGATGTCATTCACCTCATCATGGATCACTTCGTCCATAGCTATGCGCATTTCCTTCACAAGGTCACTCATAAGAACTTCCATAAGCAAGAAACCTATTAAAAATTATAAACTACAAACTAAAACTCAATCACCACACCCAGCTCTTTAGCCTTCTCCTTCACACTCTGAGGTGATTTCAGTTTCCTTACATCTACCTTATATGTCTTCTGGAGATAATTTTTTGCCTTGGTGATGTTCTCGAAATGAAGGGCATTCTCGTCCTTCACCTGCTCTTCATTTTGTTGTTGAACCTGCTCCTCTTCCGGCTGGCTCTCATCAATGATACGGCCTGCCTTCGTAAGAGGGTGCTTCCTGATGCATTCTGCCACCTGCTTGCTATCCGTAATGTACGAATAGGCATCGTTGCCACACCGCTCAAACTCAATGTTCTTGATCAGTCCGCTCGGCAGAGTCACCACAAAAATGAGCATGCTCTTAGCTACAAATCTATACATATCTATTTGTGTTTATGGTGAGAAGGGATAGTGAGACTGCATTAGCCTCAACTATCCCCTAGATTGATATATGTAGAAAACTATCAGTTTCCTATACGATGATTACGCTGCCTCCTGAATCTCCTCATCGGTCACGCCATCACCAGTGAAGACTGGTCGGGCAACACGCGCATGAGCATCCGGGAAGGTCAGTACCCAGCAGCTATACTCCTCCATCACAACACCTGCTGTGTTACGAATCAAGAGATCCTTAGCGTTAAACTCATTTCTGGTCCATGTGCCGAATACATACTTATCTAGATAACGAGCATCCAGGCAGAAAGCTCTACCATCCATACCCCAGGAGTTAAAAGCATCGTGACGATAAATCAGAATCTTAGTACCCATACTTTCGAACTTCTCGAAATCAAGTTTCCAACCCTGATAGTCCTTTTCTGTCTGTGTAATGATACGCTTGTTAGAGCGAAGGTTAGCAAATGCCTGATAAATCAAGTTGTCAACAAAGAGGAGTTTGGTACGGCTAGAGTTACCTGCACCCTTCAACATAGCAGCAATAAACTGAGTCAACTCTTTCTCGCTGATTACATACTCGTATACCTGCTTCACAACCTCAGTTGCACCATCAGAGTTTGTAACCTTTACCTTCGTTGTTACAGGAACAAGATCGCCTTTATCGTTCCTTTGCATCTTTGGCTCCCAGTGACCTATCTGCAAATCCTTTCCAGCTTCCCAGAAGATGCCGCCCATAGTGTATACCATACCAACATCCTTTCCACCATTCGACTGAGAACGATAGCCAAAGAGACCACTCAACTCCTGGCCCTGACGCATATCGTCCATCGCCATTTTCTCCTGTCTGGTGAAGTCCCACTGAACCTGGGTCTTCATCATACGGTCAATAAGAGATTCCTCTACCTGCATAATGAATCGCTGGCAATACTGGAAGCTCTTGTCAGGCATAGAATAGTAACTACCTGTTTCAACCTCCTTTTCTCCAGCGGCTCTACCAAGGCGCATTACTACTGTTCCAATGGCAATATCCTCAGGAATGTCTCTGTTACCACGTGATGAATTCTTTTTGCCATTCAGTGCATAACAGGTTGGATTACCATCGTTGTCAACAGACGTAACTCGCAACTGCAGAGGAATCATCTTGCTTCTGTCGGTACCATTATCATCATAACCCAGCATGCCGTTAACCATGATAATATCACCAATACCAAACACAGTAGGATTTTCTACCTTAAATGTCACTGAGCCACCACTTGTAGTTTTAGCAAGTTTCTCAGTTAGTTTGGTTTTGATTGGTCGCTGACCGATGGAATAATATTCGATGCGGTTGCTGTCAACAGGAGTCATTCGTTTCGAAGCTCGAAGAATCTGATCGATAGGGCAACTCTCCAATTTCATTTCTACCACGGTTGGGTTAACATGTGCTACATAGTAGTCCCAATTTCCCATTTTTTCCTGCTGTTCCTGACTAGCAGCTGCCCATTTAGGACCAGTACCACCAACACCAGGACCATCTGTAGGACCTGTCGCGCCACCACCACCTTCACCAGATGGAATAGCAGGAGGATTTTCTGCCATTGCATAAGAACTTCCACCACTAAGGATCATGACGAGCACCGCCATCATGAAACCAAACCATTTCTTAAACTGTTTCATAATCTATACATTTAAAATTATTAATTATAAATTTCTTATTCTACATTCCAATCATCTTGCTGTACACCTGTTCAGTACGGCTCTTCTCTTTTGGGAGTGAAGGAGCACCACCGCCACCATCAATGTTGATGTTCTTCTTACCACCTTGTTTCCCATCGTGAAGCTGCCTCTGCTGGTCTATCTTCTCGTTCTTTCCACGCTTATAGCCTCGCTCTTCTGCATCAGCCACAGCCTTGTCGAAGTCCTTGATTTGAAAGAGGCGCAAGAAGTCTTCCTTCTTCAAGCCATACCGAGCTGCACGCCATACGAAACCATCATCATCATGATCCTCGCCATCATCGCTACGCTTGTAAAGCCATTCTATCAAATCGGTAATCGCCTCAGGCTTCAACTTCGCTTCTTTAATGGCTGCATCAAGTTCGGCATCTTCTTGCTCCATATTGGCTGCAAGTTGCTCATTGTCCTTTGCTAGCTTCTCGCTGGCTTCAAGTTTCTCTTTTTCACTAGCCTTCAAACGAGCCTTAGCCTTCTCGTCACCATTGATGGCATCAACATAGTCCTGACCCAACTCATCAATCATGAAATCGATAAAATTGAAGTCGCTGCCATCGGCATTTTTCTTGGTCACAAGACCTGTCACCAGACTTGGAGCATGAGGGTTTTCCTGCAACATTTTGTTGAAGTCATCCATTTTCTGCTTATTCTGGTCATACTGGTCGTAATCGGTCGAAAGTTGACCATAAACAGCCTCATCATCGTCCATATTCAAGTCCGGATAACGCTGAGCAAGACGCTCTCTGAAAGAATCTCGCTTTGACTTAACATTCTGATTATCAATAGTTTCTTTTGCCATAAATATTCATTTTTAATATTTGTGTGCTAAATTAAGGAAAATTTCGCATTACTTTGTGATAAGTTCTGCATCTTGATGAATTAATTTTGCTGGTATGAAACATCTAAATTCCATATCCGAAATTTACCTTAAAAGAGATCAAGAAATGTATCTGCTCTTTCGTAAGGCCAAGAGGATGGTAGAATATCCTACCACCATGGCTAAGATATGCGATTACATCGCCAAGATGCCTGCCTCTTGCTATTATCTCGCCGATAGCACAGCCTATCGGTATGTATGTAAACGCATCAAGGGGGAAAAGCCTAAATTCGGCAAATACCAAGCCATGAAAGAAAAACTCTTTGAAGATTTCTATCAGGATTTCTTGCGTCTCCGGCAGATGGATCAATACAAGGAATACAATACCAAAAATCTTGTGTATGTATGCCTGAATCTTCCTGCGCCCAATTTGGGTATGGCTCCACGCTACATACAGATGAAAATAAACAATTATTTCCGCAATAAGAAAACATCATTCATAACTCGATAAATCACTTCCATTATGCGTACATTATATATTACACTTCTCATCATCCTCCTGATGGCTTTCATCATTCCGCTTCATGCCTCGCTGGCTGTGTCTCCATCATCACCATTATACACCCATTTCGCCTATATGTTCGGTCATGCCAACTTTATACACTGGGGTATCAACGGCTGGTGCATATTGATGGTTCATCATCAGTTCCGTTTCCATCGCTTACTGGCAGCATGGCTCTGCTCCGTATTGCTTTCGTTCATATACTATCCGGCATTACCTGTATTGGGTGCATCCGTATTGATTTCTTTCTTCATGGGATTCTCAGCGCAATGGTATTATCGGTATCACCGCATCTACTTCTGGCAGATGATGCTCGGTATGGCTATAGGTTTCCTTCTACCTTACATAGCTGGTATCTTCCACATAGTTCTATTCTGTTTAGGTTTCATTTATGCCAAGGCAGAGAGATTTATCAGACATGCCAACACACTTAACATTTAACATTCAACACTTAACATTATTATATATAACGAATGCCAGTAGCAAAATCCTCCTTAAAGGTTCGACCTCAGCAGCAGATTTCTGATAAGAAACTCAAAGAGATTCTTGAAGAAGATAAGAGAAGACTCCACAGTCTCCTCGCTACTTATCGTCCCATTACAGGAGAGAATGCCCCTGGTCTCCGCTTTGAATGTGTCATCACGGATTTCTTAAAGGGAAAGAAACTCTGGCTCCCGGTGGAAATGTTGAAGGAAAAGAAGTTCTGCGCCATCATCAAATGTGGTTCTATAGAGGCCTTTTGCGATAAGTACATGCCAGACTTCGATCAAGAGAAGGCTCGCGATGCTGTCTTCCGCTATCTCATACGCCTGCGCTGTAAGCACGATTTCTATTTCTTCGCCTACGCCTACGCCCGAATCAAGAATAAGGATGGTGGTGAAGATATACCTTTTCTTCTTCGCAATGCCCAGATTAAACTAGCCAAGGTCTTCGAACAGTTGCGCCTTCACAGTCAGTACCACTATATCCGTGTCATTCTCTTGAAGTGCCGCCAATGGGGTGGTTCTACCCTTACCGACATCTACATGGCATGGCTGCAGATCTTCTGGAAGACAAACTGGAATAGTAATATCGTTGGCCACCAGTCTTCATCTGCCACACAGGTATTCGATATGTACGAGAAGCTAATTAATGCCATTCCTACATGGCTCTTCTACGATATTGGTGTACCATTCAAGAACGACCCTCGCAAAATCAAGACATCAGGAACCATACAGAATATCAAGTATCTCATTCCACGCGATTGCAAGATACAGACGGGTTCTGCTCGTAACCCAGAATCTTGTCGTTCTGGTGATGCTGCCCTTGCTCATATTACTGAGGAAGCCTTCTTCCCTAACACCACAGAGTGGACTCCGGCTAAGGTGATCAAGGCTGCATCATCATCTATCCAACCGGACCCTCTAACCTTTATCGTAAGAGAGTCAACGCCAAACGGACGAGAAAACGAGTTCCACGATGCCTGGGTAGCTGCAAACTCAGTAGACAAGGATGGTAAACCTCTGTCAGCATTTACTCCTGTATTCGTGGCATGGTTCGAAATTGAAAAATATATATTACCATTTGCTTCTGAGGATGAACGTGCCGATTTCGCCATCTGGTTGTGGAAAAATCGTAATGACGAGCAAGGTCATGGTAAGTACTATTGGTGGCTCTACGAATGTAAAGGCGCATCCTTCGAGGGCATCCATTGGTATATCGAGAAGTCCAAGGAGTATGAGACTCTTGACGATATGCGTCAGGAGTTCCCATCTGATGATGTAGAAGCCTTCCTATTCTCAGGTACAACTGTCTTCGACCCATACAAGTTGAAGGAAATGGAAGAGGATTGCAAGGGTATCGAGCCTATTATGGTGGGCGACATCGAGGGCGATTCCTACGATGCTGCCGACCCTGCTTGCATGAACAACATCCGTTTCGTAGAGCGTGCTGGTGGACCTCTAAAAGTTTGGGCTGGACCCGACAACTCCGAGATTGTCAAGCATCGCTATGTTGTGTCCTGTGATATTGGTGGCTCTCATAAAACCTCCGACCCCTCCGACATCGTGGTGCTCGACCGCTATGATGAAATCTATGGTGGCGTACCAGAAATCGTAGCTGAGTGGCATGGCCACTGCGATGCCGATCAGCTAGCTATGCGCTGCGCCCAGATAGCCCATTTCTATAATGATGCTTATCTGGTCATCGAGAACAATACGGCCTATTCGAGAATGAACAATACTGAGGGCAACCAGTCAGAGCTGTTCTTCCCTATCCTTCTGCCTCTATACGATAACCTCTATAGCGCATCACAGTCCAAACTGAAGAAGGTGAAGAATATCGAAATGAAGTGGGGATTCAATACCAACAAGGCAACTAAGGTGGCAGTAGTGAAGACCATGGCTCGCATCATCCGTGATGGCGGCTATATGGAGCGAGAACTTGCGGCAATAGATGAATGTACCTACTTCCTCTATTACAAGCAGAACGACTGTTATGGAGCCGTAGCCGGTAAGCATGATGACCGTGTCATGGCGCGCGCTATTGCCCTCTACGTGGAAAAGGATATGCCAGCACCGGAAATCGTTCCATTCCGTTCAAAGTCAGAGATAGAGCGTGAACGTCTCCGCAACCGCCCACCAGTAGTAGCTGAGTTGTCAGGCATAGGTGGTGGCAGCTAGCCTCTATCTAGCCAGCATTATAATCCGTCCCCTGTATAGTCACCGTTCCAGGCGATTCTATCGCCTGTCCATATAAGTTAATAATTAAAAGTAATAAGAAAAATGAAACAAAGTTATTCTAATCTGCTGCGTAAGATGCTCATAGTTGTCTACCAGCCTATCGTCACTCGTATCGAACTCTTCCGTGCTACACGCATGTGGCAAAAAGGAGTCAAGGCAACCATTGCCAAGTATAAAGAATGTGGTGCGCCTCGTTTCTACATGCTCTACGACCAGTCGCATAAAGATTGGGCGATTATGACCTACGATCCTAACCGCAAGTGCATGCTCGCATATCGAAGATTAGTCCAGATGGGCAAGTGGAAAGCCACTCGCTATTTCAAAAACGTAGAAGACATCAAGGATGCCTCCTACTACTACACTCCTTCCAAGTGGGGAGCCAACGGCTGCGATGCCGACAACAAGGTTAGAGCCAAGAAGTTGAAACAATGGCAAGAGTATTACATGTACCGAGTTTCTACCCTGATGTTTAAGTTACGCATATACAAGAAGAAACATGGTATTGAATAAACAAAAAGAAGAGGAGACCATCACGGCTTCCTCTTCACAATCAAATAACCTTAAAAACTAAAAACCCTATAAAATAATCTAATCTAAGAACTGAACAACATTTCGTTCAATATTATGAATTAACTAAGAACTTCTTTTCTACATAGCTGCCGAAGGAAGAGCTGCCAAATCATTTGCTCCATCACTGGCCTTTAGATGCGTGTCAGGTGCTGTTGCCTGTTGTTGCCCTCCATCTGTAGGCATCTGTCCATTGGCTGCTTGCTGTGCCTGAAGAGCTTCTAGCTTTTCCAGTTGTTCCTTGAAGTATTTTCTCATTCTTCCTGTACCAGGGAAATTAGCAACCGTAAGCATGGTATAAGGATCCATCTTGCCGCTCACCATCATCTGCCAAGCCATATCGTTGTTGGCAGCTCTGATAAGTGGACTGTATGCGTCCAAGTCGATAGAAACATCTAGATCCATATCTCTCATGGTCTCTGAATTGAAGTGAATTTCAAATTCATCACCAGTCAGTTTTACGCTGTCCGCATCGGTGCAAAATTCCTGTATCAGGTAAAGTTTCTTCTTGGCCACACGTACCTTAAAGTTGTTGAAACTCTCAACAAAGTCCTGTATGGTGGTAGATGATGATTCTCTTTCCAACTGGTATTGCTTACCGCTGGTATTCCGATGCTGACCTTGTAGAGCACCCTGCACACCACTTCCCTCGCTTGCCATCGTCTTGGCAAAATTCACCATGAAGTCAACACCTGCCGGAATACTCTTGTTGACCAATGTCTGAGGTGGTTTACCTCCATTCTTGGAGTTCCACAAGATGATACTATCCGTTTTGGTATAGTTCACCTGCATTTCATCGATGCTCTGTTTCTCGCTCAATGCGTTCTCGTCAACAAGCATCGTTCCCTTGGCACCATTCGCTACAATGAAGTTGATCATCATCATATAATGGTTCAAGGTGCGCTGGTTGTTTTCGGCTCGCATCGTAAAACTTCTTACTTCGCCATTCAAGCATGGATAGGCAACGAAGGTGTATGGATGGATAGAGGTTCTGAATCCGTCCCTGAGCACATAGTATGGTGATTCCCTGGCATCCAGCAGATAGCCATTCGGTGTGATATATCTTCTGAACCAGTAGGTTTCTGCCTCATCCTTAATTTCGATGGTCTTAAGTTCAGAAGGGTCTACATAGTAGATAGGCTCACCATTCTCATCGAGCATAGGTAGGCCATTCTCATCTTTCATGATGTTGGATTCCTCTATCTTGCGTTTCTTCTCCTCATAGAAGGCACGCTGGTCAGGAGAGGCATATCCGCAATCTCCACTCTCCCAGTCATGTACCCAAATGGCTGGTCTGGTTTCTTTTGTCCAGATTTCCAATACCCGGTACTTGCCTACTACTGAAGAATGGGTGAAATCATCTATTCCGGCATACTGGGCTTCACCAGTCGGGTGATAAGTCTGTTCGGGCGCAAAATGGTGCTGCGTCTGTAGATAGATCTCACTGAGTTTATTAGCCTCTTCCTTGCTTCCATTTGTAAAGGTAGCAATAATCTCTCGCCAAGTCAAATCATGAGCCTCAGCAATAAATTCCACATCGCTCAGGTCATACTTAAAGAAAGGTGGTAAAGCTAGCTTAAAGATGTCTACAGAATAGTCAAAGATACCATTCTTGCCATCCCTTCTGCCATAATAGGTTTTCATGCCCACAAAGGCGAAGACACAGAAGGCGTAAAACATTCTCGCGTCTAACTCTTGCCTGTCGTTCAAGTTGTCGTTCTGACGAAGATATTCATTGAAGAAACTGATATAGTCTTCCTCGTTTGGATCCACGGCACTACATGTAGCAGTACTGCGCTGCTGGCGCACAAGACCAACGAGTGAAAGAAGTTTGTCTCCGATTACATCGTATTCCAGTATTGGCATACCTTTCAGTTCCATATACTGCCGGATGGTAATCTTTCTTCCGTTCCATTCTATCAGCTCTTCCAACTGTCTTCCCATCACGAAGTCTTGCGCTCGCTTCCACTTCTTTCTCAGTTCTGCACCATCATAGAAGTATTGGCAAGCCCATTGCAGCAACTTAAGATTGCTTTCGCTCTGCGTAAACCGCTCCCGGCTCACTCCTTCAAGTGAGTCTGGTCCCGGCTCTGCATAGTTCGATATGTCATTTATTACATGATTGTCAACCATAATTCTTAATTTTTCGCCAAAAATACCGCATTTTTCTCGCTTATTAGTGATAAGTTGCGCAACTTAACATTACTTTTTCATATTTTCTCTTTATTTTTGTTCCGCATTTCATTTAAAACGTTTTAAATCATGGGTAAATCAATCAATGTACATGAAGCCTGCGTCATTACTACAGATGATAAAGGCAACCTCTCCATGGTAGGCAAGGCGAAAGAAGCCCTCACCACCTTGAAGAAAAATAAGGTTTCCGTCTGCATTCTTCTCTGCGACAATAAGAAGGAGGATGTGGAGAAGTTCCTTAACGACAATAACGTGCCTTTCGCCTCTCTCAGTACCAAAGAGGAGACCGATAAGGATGGCAACACCAAGCATGTTGATCCACCAAAGGCAGATGTAACCATCATGCCAAGTTCCAAGGTCATCACTCTTCGAGACGATTGGCAATGGTGCTTGGATGATATTGCCCAACGTCTCTGGGGCGAGAAAAAGAAGGAGAATCCAAAGAGTGAACAACAGCGCATGGATGACAGCATGGCTGATTACATACGCTGGGCAACACCAAAGAAAAAGGAACCAGAGAATGCATCTGGTCCTTCTCTCGGATAACATCGCTCCAACATCTTCAACTTTAAACACACAAATGATTCATTAATCATAACTATTTTAAATTTATTTGGAATTAGATTTTTATAACTATCAAAAAGGGACTCGCTGTGAAGCAAGTCCCTTTTTCTGTTTGTAGAAATATCGAACATAAAATTGAATTAGCCAAAGCCTATTTTCGGAAATATAGAACATTTTCTAGAGTGAAGTAGCCCGAAGGCTACTCCATTCCGTTCAACGTTTTAAGCAGCTCCTTTCTGGTATTCCGAATCTCTACCAGTTTGGCAGCATCGTTTGTACCATCCATTTGCTTCTTAGCCTTATTCATCTTCCTCTTGGCAGCAGAGATAGCCTTTCTGACCGCAAACAGTCGCTTGTTGGTCTTGCTGTTCTTAAAGGCATTTGCCTTCGCCTTATCAACATCCTTCAAACGCTGATACTCCTGATAAGTCTCCATGGTTCCGTTCCAGACGTTCTGTATTCTCCAGTCCTCCGTCACGTCCTCTGCCTTAGCCTTCATCAGGTACTTGCTTTCAGCCTTCTCCATTTCCTTTAAGTCTTCATCACCGTTCAGATAACCCTGCACCATGTCCAGAGCCTCCTTCTGGGTGAAAGCCTTGTAATCACTCTGCGAGAGGAATTTCTTCATCTTCTGGCGCATCTTCTTCTTTTCCGTGATACTCTTGGCAGCATCAAAGCGTTTACTAGCCTCCTGTAAGGAAGTCACTCCATCGCTCATTTCTGCACTCTCCAGTGCCTTCACCGAACCGATGGCAGCCTTAATCTGAGCCTCAGGATCAATACCATTGCGCTGGCAGCTCTGATAGGTCATCACCACGCCCTCCATGTCACCGCTCAGGATAAAGTCCTTGAAGTAACTCTGAGCCTTCCATGGAGAGAAACCCTTGCTGGAAGGGAAGAAGAAATCAACGGCCTTGAACTCCTTATTCTCCTGGCTCGGAATCAGGAAAGGTGCCCAGTACAAAGCATCCTTATAAAGCAATCCGATGGTCTTGCCATACTTGCGCTGAATCTCTTGATCCGCATGGCTGGCTTGGAAATCGCTCAGATAGTTTATATCATCCAAGGTCATTCTCACCATAGGGTTAGCCTTACCTATCATTCGCTGAACCATAGGTCCAGGGAACTCTAGTTCTCCCTTATGATTGAAGAGATATTCCGGAACCTCACGAAACTGCTTACCATGTCTCACATACATTTCTGTACCATCTTCATATCTGCCTAAGAAGATCTTGCTCTGCTGGCCAAGGCTATTGCCTCTCATCAGATAGTCATACCATTTCATGCCCTCGTCACCATAAGCCAGTTCATACATGCTTTTATAGCTTGGGTTGGTCTTCCTGATCTCCTCAGCCTTTTTGCGCTCCTTCTCCTCGTCCAGGGCACGGAAGGCAGCATTGATGCCATTGGCAATACCCTCATAAAATACCATGAATCCGATACCATAACAGAGCAAAGCCGAAATCTGTCTGCTTCTTCTACCTTCATCCTCCGGTGTAAGTTCCTTATGTTTGAGCCTCTTGTAATACTGTTTGAAGTTCTCAAAGGTAGCCTCATTCCATATAGATCCATAACCGGTTAATGCCAGAAAGTGACGTGTAGTAGAAGCATTCCAGTCTGGAGAAAGAAGAACTCGTCCTGCATAACGCAAAGTTCGATGGCTGGCTCCCAACACATCCCAGTGCTGACCGCCAAACATATCGTTCACAAACTGTCCGTCCTCGTCCAAAGCCCGGCTCAGTTCCTCCTCAGTCCAACCCTTCTTCTTGGCACGCTCTTTGGTCTTGTCTGCCCTCATACGATAGGTAGCAAGTTTCAGTCCGTCATGAAGATAATCCCACAAAGCTACATCCATGCCCTTATTGATGAGCGAAAGCATCTGCGTTGCCACCTTCAATGGCATAGAAGCCTTAGCCACCGTTCCGGAAATTTTATTTCCGTCCTTCAACTTCTTCTGCACCTTTATCATCGCATCGCGCATGTTGTCAAACATGTTCTGTACATCCGCTGCAGCATAGTCGTTGGTCGCTCCGAACTTCACCAGATGGGAAGCAGCCTCTTGAAAATCCTCAGGATTGGCAAAGCAAGGCAGCTCATGGTTCTTGGCTGTATCTGCAAAGATATACTTCATAAAGTTGGCCATGGCCTTCTTAGGACCAAACTCCACCATGTTTTGTACCATATAAACCTCCGTCAAGGCTCCAGCATGGAAACCACTAAAGCCCAATTCCAGTTTCTTGGCACTAGAAGCAAGCGTATCAAACGTTTTCCAGAATGGGGATGACTGATAGGTATCAAACACAACTCCAAATCTGTCACCGGCACTAGCCTCACTATAGATCACCTTTTCGTTGTCAGTGATAGGATTCTTCACCTTCACTTGCTTTGGAGATACATTATATACCCATACAGGGCCTACGCCCGGAATCTCGAAGTACTTATATTGCTCCAAATTGAATGGAGGAGAAGAAGAAAGTAGTGGATCAGTTGAAATCACCTCTCCTTTTTCATTCCTCTCAATTACGTTCAGTCCAGTCAACTCCTGCAACATGGTCTTGTTTGCCCATGCCTCAATATTACTTCTGCTGTAATATGCCATCATCTTCGTAATGTCAGTAGTTTTTGGCACAAGTCCGGCATAAACACCTTCCATCAAAGTGCTGATGGTTCGCTTCTTCTCATTAGGGCTCTTCGTGCGCTGCCTATTCTCCACAAAGGTAGCATACGCCTCAGGATCAGATTTCTCTTTATCCCAAATATGATTTACGTAGTCAACATTATAACCAGTGCCAGCTTTCAAAGTATGATTATCCATCAACCAGTCGTAGGTATAGTTATACCAATCACGGATGGAATCAATGGCAGCCTGCATTTCAGGAGAAAGTTCCTTATAATTGATACGTCCAGGCACTACCCTCTCTTTTACGAGTTTCAAAACATGTTTACTGAGGATGTCCGTTCCATCACATGGTACAAAACCTTCTTCGCCCTGGTGATTGGCATTAATTGCCTGAGCCATTTTGCTTGCCACCTCGCTCACAGCCTTAGGATCATCGTATACCTCTATCTCCTTGCCTTTTTTAATCTCTGTATGCTTTTTTGCTGTCTCGGTAATCAAGTCTGTCACGTATGGCTGGATTGCCTCAACATCAGCTGGCTGGATATGGATATGTCCCTTATCAAAGACACCAGTTGCATTCAGATTGTGAGCCATGTCACGCAAACGTCTAGGAGCCTCTATTATATAAGGTATAGTCTCAGCCAGTTTTTCTGCCCGGTTTTTCTTTCCCTTGTAATCAGAAAGCAACTTCTCGAAAGCACCGCTATCAGCCATCTTCTCGATTCTGTTCTTCACATCATTGATATAGATAGCATCATCAGCACTAGCCTCTTCCATGTTCTTTCTACGATGTATAACGGCATGCTTCACGGTCATCGCAGCACCCTCCTTGCTCACGTCCGTACTGGTCACCTCTGCTAAGTCCTGCATTACCTGCTGCTCCAGTGCATCAGCCTTCGGATTGGTCTCTGCTGGGTAAATCTTACCCTCATACAAGTCCAGATCGGCTTGTTGCTGCTCCAGCAAATCATGTTTGGCCAGCCAGTCCTCATACTTGCGTTTCACCTCCTCCTGCTTCTTCTTTTCGAAGGCAAACATATCAGGCAAAGGGTCTTCTTGGTCCTTCATGGCTGCCTGCCATTTCTCATATTCATGAATACGATTCATGTAGGCATCATCCTCTTCATTTTCCATTCGGATAGGCATACCAGTAGGTTCCTCGCCAACAAGGTGGTGGCGTTCACGCCAGTCTTTATTGAGCTGTGCCCATTCCTTTTTGCCTGCTTCATCCTTATCAATGTCGTAGAACATTGGAGGCTCTGGGTTCTCTTTATCTTCGCGTGCATTCTGCCATTTACGCCACTCCTGTACACGTTTCATGTACTGAATAGTGCTTTCACCCTTCTTCTGTCTCGGCTTGCCCTTACCAGCACCATCACCCAGCGCATCCTTGATTTCAGCATTGCTAGCCTGCTTCATCATGGCTTCCTGTTTCTCCTGAGGCATTTCGTCCCAGACGTGAAGAGCCTTGCCAGCCTTCATCAGGTAGTATCTCAAATCCTTGTCATTGAGAAGTCCCGGCACACGAACACCCAGTTTCTTAAGCACCTTGATAAGATAATGCTTAATCTTAGTCCACAGAGAAAAGTCCTCAGCAGTCTTAGGACCCTCCTCGGCAAGATGAGCGATATACTCCTGCGTTCCCACATTTATACGATCATTGTTCTTCCAGTCCGGATCATATTTGTTGGCAAAGTCAATAATCTTGCCTCGAACATCCTTACTTGCAGAACGGTAAACGAAGTTGGCAAATTTTCTCACCTTGTCTTCGCCACCCAGCAGCACCTCCATACCCTCATGGCCTATCTTCTCATGCAGCACGGTTCTCTCAGCCTCGTTGGCATCAGCACAGTTAGGCAGATAAATATGAACCGTATGCGTAGTAGGGTCATACCATCCGGTAGCACCATTCTTCACATCACTCAGATAAGCATCCGGCACCTCATCTACAGAAGTATAAACAGTAGCCTCAGCACCACCCAGTTTGTTGGCAGTGTTCACTATCTGGTCGCTCACTTGTTTCTGCATATCTGCATCCCAGTTGTTCTTAAAGATAGAGCTGCCAAGTCGTGCCAATACATTTCTGCCCGATAAGTCATCCTTATTTAGCAGAGGAGCAATCACGCCCTGGGTCAACTGCACCGGAATACCATTGCCAATGATGGTATGTGCCAAAGATTCCGTCTTAGGCAACAGATAGTCATCGCCCAGTCCGGTTATTCTAGCCAATACCCTGCCATCAGCACGCAACACCTTTCCACCCGGCATGATGATCACGTCTCCGCTCTTGGTTCTCAGCGTAGGCAGAATCTCATCCCCATAGGCATGAGGAATCTTGCCATCGGCATAGGCACTACCCATTACATAAAGAGGCTTCTCCACCTTCTGCCAGTCTATACCATCAGCCTTCAATCTGGTGTCCATCCATGGTGCCACACCGTTTTTCTTCTCCGTCAGGGTAGGAAGAATATCCTCCACAGCCTCTAGCCATCCACCCTTGCGTGGTTGCTTCTTTGGCTTCTCCGGCAGTTCTCCCTCCTTCACGGCTCTGACAATCAGTCGTTCCCTGCTGGTATAGCCTCCAAAATCTGCGGCATTATACACATCAGCATCCCATGTGTAGCCATTCTTGTCAAGTGCCTTGGTGATAATCTTCATCGCCTCAGAGTCCTTGTAGCCCTTCACGTTCTCGATGGTCACCACTCGCGGTTTCACGGCATCAATGAAGTCGGCAGTACTCTTGGCCGTCTCCTTGTCAAGCTCCACCTCGCCCCCATTGCTCTTAGCCTGAGAGTAGTTCTTGCATACAGGCGAAGCATGGAAATACTCCACATCGCCATCAATATGCTTCACCAGTTCCTTCGGGTCCACGTCTCTCACGTCAGCCGTAACAATATGCTGCCCGAAGTTGTTGCGATACACACCGCTTATCTTCCGGTCATATTCCACGGCCACCACTGGGTCAATAATGCCCTTAAGTCCTTCCTCAACCAGTCCGCCCCCACTAAAGTAGGTACCAGCCTTCATCAGCGAATCAGGGTGCTTCTGCAACTTCTGCTCCAAGATAGGAGATTTCACGATACCCTTACTGCCCCATTCCTTGAAAGCCTCCTTGGTCATTTTTACGTCCACGAACTGAGCCTGAGGAAACTCCTTCTTCAACTCGTCCATCTGATTCAGGAACTGCTCCTTCACTTCTGGGTTCTGTATGCCTTGCTCCACGGTCGTGATAGGCACGCCAAGTTTGGCAAGCTCTCTCAACTGATTAGGGGTAACTACATTCCAAGGAATAGCCAAACCAGTACCGCTCAGTTGTTCAGCAATTTTCTCAGCAACCTCCTCGTCAGGCACGATTCTCACTGCCTTTCTCCATCTAGAGAGCATCACGCTTCTCTGTCTGTCCTTAGGCAGAAGACTGTTCACTGTTCCGGAAGTCCAAGGCACTAAGCCCACAGAGTCCTTTGCACCCTCGGCATGATAACCGCTGGTCTTCTCGCTCTCCGGAATCTCCCATTCCACGACCTTGATGTTACCTCTAGCGTAAGCACCGGAAAATTGATCATTCATCACCGAAGTTGAAGTGTGCATGTAAGGATTGTAAGCTGCTGGCACTGGACCTTCTCCTGCCCCAGGTTTCTTATCGGTCTTCACAAGTTGGAATTTTCCGTTCTTCACAAGGTCCGGTCTTTCATCAGCTCCCATCCAGGCACCAATCTCGGTAGCATCAGTACGCTTTCCGTCAATGATGGCAGCCATAGGCGAGTAGAGCTTACCATCCACCTCCTGCATTCCGCTATACATCCGGAAAGTCTTCTCCTTATTAAGCCTCTCCAGTTCCTCCGGCTCAGTCACCCGATGAAAACGTACATCTTGCTTGCGAGAATTGAAACGCTTAGAAGGAGGAATAACGTCACCCTCATCATCAAAGGTAACAAGGTCGTTCAACTTTCTGTTGTTCTTGGCATTCTTGTATTTATACGCCTTGCCATCATCAAAGCCAAACTCGTTTGCGTCATTACCGTCCCACCACAGTTGATTAGCTGGCACTTCATCCTCAATGATACGATATTTGCCTTCCAGTCGGTTGTTTCCATGAATATCGGCATATTTCTTAGAAGGAGTAACCCAGTCACCATTACGCAACTTGCCTTCCTTCACCGAAGTAGGAACAGCACGATAAACCTTTACCTTAACATCCTTCTCGCCATTCTTAATAGCATCAATAGCCGTATTGATGGCTTTCACAGATTCCAATCCATGAGGAGTGTTCTGCGAATAACGCTCAGGGTGAGAGAAGTAATCATCCGGCTGAGGAGTATAGCCCAAAGCCATATCCTCCAGGTTCACATCCGAGCCACTGGATTCCCAATCGTCACGTCTCGCCTTGTCGCTTTCATATCCAGGGTTTCCCGGAGCAGCCCACGCGCCTACACCCTGATATGCGCTTTCGGTATCATCATAGCCCTTACGTCTGGCAGCTTCATCAAGCATTTCCCTGGCAGTAGCATCATCACCCTTGGCAAGAGCATCCATATACTGCTTGTCAAGTTGATCATCAGGAATCAGAGAAAGTTCCTCCAAGTGCTTTTGTCGCTTGGCTTCCTCTTCCTCTGCTCTCTTTCTAGCAGCTTCCATGGCGTTACGCTGCGCCTCCATCTGCTGCTTGCGCTCCTCTATCATGGCATCAACGTCACCAAAGTTCTCCTTCAAGGCTTCATTTACAGGCACGGTGTACTTAAGAAGTTCCTTGAAAGAGGAAATCTTATCTTCATTTGCCTGCAACAAATGGCGTTTGATATTGGCTCTTGCACGTGCAGCCTCAGCAGTAGAACCCTTCTTAACTGCATTGGCATACATTGCCACATCAGCCTCATCAACCCCAAACTGCTGAGAAACAGCCTTTATTTTATCCTCCACAGATAAATTTTCACTATTTCCCTTGGCGGTTTCAGATTTATTATCTACCTTTGCAGCCGTAAAAGCATTTCCATCAGTTTTGCGTGCTCCTTCTGGAGTGTAAGTGTTGCCTTCTGCAACATGGGACGCATCTGATGGATTTACTTTTCTATCTGAATAGAAATTCTGAAAATGTTCTTTATTTCCAACAGGTTTTGTTACCACAGTATAAGTAACGCCACTATCTTTATCTGTATAAGAATATTCTATCGTTCCTTTTTTACTAGGTTTGCGAGTCGAATCGTTCAACATTTTTGGAAGTGAAAGAATATCATCAATAGTGATATAATTCTTGCTTACTCCAAAATGCCTATATACACTATGTTTAGTTCCAGCATGATCATCATTTCCCTGTCGCATTACCATAGTTCTCTCAGATCCACCACTAGTAAATGAAAAATCTCTATTATTATCTTTACCTGAATAAACATCAGCAACAGCCTGTTGAGCCTCATCAAGTTTTCGACCTTCAAACTGTGAAGCGATATTCTTCATACGTTTCTTGGTAGTAGAACCCATAAACTTGATGTCATCAGCATTCTCTGTCTGATGAAGTTTAGTACGAGGGTCCACACCATTCGCCAGGTCTCTCAACACAAGATTACGAATATCCTCCAAGGTCATTTTCTTAATGTCCTCAGGCTTCCACTTCGTAAATGTATCAAGAGTCCAATACCAGAACTTCTTCAACCAATTCTTTAATCGGTTGATGATAGTAAGCTCTTTAGCAGTGTCTAACGGATTTTCCTTAATGGCATCATTTGCCATCTGTTCCAGGATGGCAGCACCGTCCTCACCTGTCAAACGAGCAAAAGCCTCATCGCAAATCTCATCATCGCTCAGATGCTTATAGTTAGGGTCCTCTTTCAAATCGGCAAACAACTGGGTCTGCATGATGAGTTTATCACCATGCTCTATAAGTTCCGGATTCATCTTCTTGGCAGCAGTACGCCAAAGATGCTGATACTCATGAATAGGAGTATTAGCATTCAGATGCTCCTGGTTCAGCACAATCTCCTTGCCATCAGTGTAGCCATAAACCACACCCTTACCCTGCGCAAACTTGGTATGATCAACTATTTTCATATCCTCAGGCTTGAAGATAACATAGTTGGTATCACCTTCCTCTGCATCACCAAAGTTACGACCAGCTTTATACTTGATGCCAGTGTAGCCAAGAGAAGCGAGAAGCTTGCTTGCTGCCTTATCATCATTGAAGACTGCATCATCCTTAACACTTCTCATTGAAATAGTCTTATAGAAGTTATCAAAGGTTCTATCCTTCTTGAAGTCCTTGATATCATAGCTACGCAAAGAAGGTAGTGCTTTAGCTACCTTATCAATCAGTTCATCAGTTATAGGAGCATCCCAATCCAGATAGTTGCTACCATTATCATCAGGTATATCCACCTCATAGAGATTATGGTATGGCTCAGCCAACTTCTTCATTTCATTGTAGTAGTCAATCTTTTCCTGCTCTGTAAACTTGTCATTCATGGCTATTTGCTTATCACCATGCAGGAATGATTCTAGAGTAGGATATTTCTTGGCGAACCTTGTACCATTGGAATGCTGAATGCGATAATATGCCCTAGAAGGGTCATTGTCCATCAGAGTAGCATAATTCTTTCCAATCTTCTTTGATGATGTAACATAGCCACCCCAACCAAATGCTTGTGAACCTTCACCCTCACCCATGTGGTTGAAGTCAAACTCAGAAAAGCTAGCACCAGTACCATGATAAGTGCGTAAGAATCTCACTCCAGGCTCATTCAGCAGCATGGCAAGATTCAGATTATCCTGCGCCTCAGCCACCTTCTCCATATCCTCATTGCTAACAACCTTCACCGGGATGCCAGCCTTCTTAAGCATAGTAGATACAGCATCGTAAGCCACCTTCTGCGCCTCCGTCATTTCCGAAGGCTTCACCTCCTTCACATCGCGATCAAATCTCATTAAAGGAACTATCTTATGAACACCGACAGCAGAAAGATAACCACGCTTATTAAATCTAGGATTGACTTCATAAGCACAGCTATTCTGCTTATCTACCCAAGATACGCCTTTACGATATTTTCCTGTACCAAACCATTTCTTTTCATTAGGATATAGCTTATCACCTTGAATATTAGAAGATAAGATAGTATAGCCCGAATCTATTTTGTCTTCCTTATCGGAATGGAAATTAAGCAAACGTTCAACAAACTTTTGCATCTTAGGCTTATCCTCCTCAGATGGGTGAATATCATTTTCGTAATCATATTCCATCTGGGCAATAAAATCACTATTAGTTTTCGCCTGTTCCTTCTGCACCATAGCATATTCCGCAAAAGGCTTAGTCTTGCGGTCAGAAGACTCCAGCCACTTGTCAAAGGTAGCCTTAGGCACAGAAGTAACCTTACCAAGTCCCTTCCAGTCCTTGGAGTAGTTGGCAAGATAAGCCTCTGTAGCAGCCTCCTCAGAAGGATAGCCATACATCACCTTATGCTCGTCAAACTCACCAGTCTCTGGGTTCACCTGGTCAACAACATAAACGTTACCATCAAAAGTATCAAGGTCTGCAGAGTCATTGATGAACATATCAATATGGTCACCATCAACGCCAATTTTACCAAGAATATAGCCGTAAGTATCGTGCATGGTCACGCTCCAAGGCTTGCCCTGCTCGTCCTTACCGCTTCGAGTCACACCCTTTGGTGTTTCTACGGTATAATCGTAGCCACCAAAGGACAAATGACCCTTTTTGTAGTTACCAGCCTTCTTCTGAGCCTCTGTTGGTTCGGTCTCAGTTTCGGCAATGGCACTCTTTAAACGTTCTCCGAAGGATGCTTCTTGCGGTAGATGTGAGCCTCGAACAGCTGAGCCTTCGCCAGGTTCCAAGCTGCCAGTCTCTTGTCGCCCTTTGCGTCCGCTATCAGAGCCTTCTCCAATCTCGGACTCAGAAGATGCTTCTCCGTTACCAACTTCTTTGCCTTGGCTATTTCCTTCATCAACTCCTCTCCGTGAAGAGTCGCTACCCAGGCTACTGCCTCCTCCATATCCTTCTTCATTGCTTCTGTCATCATAATCAGCTAATTCTGGTAAAATTGATTTAACAAATTGTTTGTACTCCCGGTCACGATCCTCAATCTCCATCATGCGGTCAAATTCAAGCCCATTGATGTGATCAAGTTCGCTTTCAGACGGCAAAGATAACTCTTTTTCGTTAATATACGATTTATAATTCTCAATTTCTGCCTGTCTTTCGATAATTTCACGCTCTTTCTGTGCCTCATAATACTCTTCCTCACTTGAAAGTTCATCTTCTGCAGCTGCTATGCGGTTCATCAGAGCCACATTTTTCATTTCCTTCACGCTGTCATAAGACTTGAACATATCAAGAAGGGCATTACGAACATCCTGGTCGGTATATCCCATATCCTGCAAGTTTACAGGAAGGTCATTATATACTCTCACAGCAAATTCGTTAACCGACATACCGGTTCCTTTCTTTGCAATAAGATAATTGAACTTATTAGAATCATACCCCTTGCCAATACCAAACTTAAAATTGCTCTTGCCCAACTCATATTGAAGAGATTCTGGATTCAAGCTATGAGGAAGCAAAGACTCTGATACAGCCTCTTCGAGAGTCTGAGGAGTTAAGTCCATCACATCAACGGAAGCATCCTTATATATATCATGGATAGCATTCATATCGTTCTTCTTCAGCGCATCAGCCACCAATGCCTTACGTTGCTCTGAAGGTGTCATGCCCAGTTTCTCCATTTCCTGCTTGCTAACTTCCGTTTTGTAGAGTCTGCTGAGTTTATTAGCCTGAGCCTTCAAACCCTTGGCAGCAACAGACAAATTAGTCTGCAGGGCCTCCAGTTGAGCCTTTGAAGTATTCAATTCCATAAGTTGGCTAGGGTCCAGCTCTGTTTCGCCATTGATATACTGATCCAGCATATCATTCACACCATTTATCTTGCGCTCCACATCCTCCTGGGTATGATAGATGTCCTTGCGTTGAGAGGTAATATAGTCGGTAGCCTTATCCATAGTTGGATATTGCTTCTTCAATTCTTTATCATCAAGTACGAGTACATGGAAATCATCAGATGGCACGATGGCAGATTCATCAACACCAGCCTTCTCTACCTCAGCCTTGCGCTCCTCCTTCATAGCTTTCACCTCATCAGGAGTCATCACACTGTTGCGGATAGTATTCCAGTTCTTGAAACGAGCATCAAGATCTGCAAGCTGCTCATTAACCAGACTCAACTCATCCTCCACCTTCTTAGCTTTTTCCGGGTCAAGATCGGCATTGGTATCAAGCCAGTTCTGATATTCAATAGCAGCCCTTCTCTTGTTGGCAAGTTGCGTTTTGATGTCATCACGGCTGCCATTAACCAGATTCAAAAGTTTGCCATGGTCTTCCCCAAACTGCTCCTGAAGATACTCAGCAGCCACTTTTGGATCTGTATCCTTAGAAGAATAGTCCGGCTGGCCCTCGCTCAGTCCCACGATGCCATTAGCATAACGCTGCTTCTTATCAGCCTCAGCCTGTGAAGCTGCTTCCTGTTCACGTTCATCATCCTCGGCATCCAAATGCTCATTGATTGTGTTGTCGAGCGCATTCTTGCGCCATGCTGCAAACTCTTCTTTAGATAGGGAAAGATAATCTTTGCCATCAGTAAGTACAATCTTTCCGTCCTTGCTATATCCGGCAAAGGTCATGTTGATATTAGCATCGCCCTCCTCCATGGCAACTGTTACCTGATCATTCGGCTTCAAGCCACTACCATCAAACTGGCTGATAAACTGCTGCGCTCTTGCATCCTTCTGCTGAGCCACCGTATTTTCGATGTATTCATCAAGAGGAACAGGAGTGCCCACCTCTTTAATCTCGGCATTAGATACCTGCTTAATTGTAGGCTGTCCCTGCTCATCTGGAACGACAACAAAGGCTCCACCATATTCGTTAGCCTTCTTCAGGAACACCTGTTTTCCGCTATCCAAAGTAGCAGGAACTATGTTTCCGTCTTCCGTCTGGTATGACCAGAGCTGCTGCTTCAACGCCTCACCATAGCCATCATCAGCATGCTGCAGAGCATCAATAGCACCATTCTTGGCATCCATTGCCTCTACATACTTACTGATAGCCTCCTTCTGTGCTGGAGTCAAACTACTTGCACGCTGAGCCACAAACTGCTCCATATCTCTACCCTCATTATAGGCATTGGCTACAATATCAGGCATCTTCTCGTTATCAGCAAACGCTCGCTTCAAACGTCCTGTTGCCAAATCGCTATTATAGTCAATAGCCTGCAAAGCCTCAGAATCCCCATTCTTATAGGCATTCTGTCCCATAACAAAAGCATCAGAGCTTGCAACCTTAGGCTCATTTCCTGCACCCTCAGCAGCAGAGTTTGCAGGGTTTGCAGCAACTTCTGCATCACTCGGAGTTGGTACGGAGTTGGTACGGTCTTGATATGGAGCAGGTTCCTCTGAAACAGGAGGCTCCTGACCACCAGCAGAACCCTCTACAGAAGCAGGTCCCTCAACAGGAGTAGCTGATTTTGCGCCATCAACATCGCCCTGCTCTATACGTTTTTTATCATCCTCTATCTGCTTCATTTCACGTTTCAGTTCAATGGAATTGTAAAGCTCCTTAAGATAAGATTCTACCAATGGCGAATATTTTTTATCTTTCGACTCCAAAGCCTTACGAAGTGTACCGCGCGCCACACCATGTGAATCCTCAAACGTATTGACGAACTCCCTCATCACAGAACTGTTCTCCAAAGCACTGTCATAATAATAACGATAGTCATTAACCTGCTTCTGCTCCTCCTCAGTAAGGATGATGCCCTTCTGCTGCTTATCCATGATGTCCTTGATGGCACCAGCATTCTGATGAAGATAAACCGCAGCCTTATCCTCATCCGTCAATTTCTCACCCATATTATATTTCTGGGCTGCCTGATTGTACAAGCCATCAAGGTGCTCCTGGGTAAACTCATTATGGAACTCACCTTCCAGCACAGAAGCCAAGCCAAGAGTCTTCTCATACTCCAGCTTCTTATCAGCCTTCTGAGCCTCATCAAGCGAAGAATACTCCTTTCTCTCAATAATACCGCCATCCTTATTCAAGGTTTCGAGATACGCCTTTCCGCCATTATCCATAGGCTGCACGATGACTGAATCTACTACAGGAGAGAAAGAAGAAGGGCGCTTGCCTTCCACCACAGCCATCATCTTAGCCTTCAACACCTCCGGAACACTCTTGTCGTTCATCAGGTTCATATACTTCTGGGTAAGCTGTCCATCAAGTCGCTGGGCATTCTCACCCTCCACGGCATACTCCCCGATGCCCACCTTCTCAAAGGCATCACGAAGATCCTCATAGCCGAATCGCTTCAACTCGGCAATATCCTGATCCGTGAAGTCATATTTCTTGTTAAACTCCCTAGCATCCTTGAATCGGGCATACTTGCCCACCATACCCGGCAAACCGATAGCAGTAAGGTTCGCCATACTCTCGAGGAAGCTCTCGGCAGCATCCTTGCCTGTAGGCTTGAAGTTCGGATCCTGCGCCATACGCTCCAGCATCTGATGACCTGTCATAATGCCCGAATCAGCAACCTTGCCACCAATATCAGCCAGAATATTGGTAGCCAAGCCTCTGCCCTTGCCTATCATATTAGCAATAGTATTACCCTGCATGATAACACCTAAGGCACTCTGTTTACCTCCCTCTAATAAAGTATCAAGTGCTATTTTCCACCCAGAAGGATTGTAAATCTTGCCATTCTCATCAAACTGACCAGTGCGGTATTTTTCATCAATAGGCTTCGAGATTGCAGACTGACCACCAAAGGTAACAGCACCATGCACGGCTCCGCTCTTCAAAGCCTCGGTCTTGCTCTTGCCGATAAGCAGTTTAGCGGCACGTGCAGCCATCCTGCTCTCCATACCCTTAGCCATCAAGTCACCTGCCAGTCTGCCCTCAGCCTTAGCCAACATGCTCTTGGTCAACTTGCCACCAGCAGCTCCAGGCAACCAATAACTCCAGGCATCACCTGCAAAGGTCAGAGCACCACTAGCCACGTTCTCCCAGAAGCCCGGCTGATACTGCTGATTAGCCATATCCTCCAGCCAGTTCTGATAGTCCGTCTGAACAGCCTTGCGAGTAATCTTACCCACAATAGTGTTACCCAAACCAGTCTTCATGATGTACTCAGCACTACCCTTAGGCATCATACCCTTAATCTCTAACTGGTCGAGTTCATTCTTAAGAACAGAATTGATCATCGGCTTGAACTGCTTAGGATCACTACTCAGAGTGCCATTCATGCCATATCGCTGCATCACCTTAAATGCCGCATTGCTCATATCATTCAGGAACTTCGGATTCCGGTAGAGCTTGCCAAACATATTCTGCAAACCAGAAAGCACCTTTGCAGGATCCTTGGCCTCGTTTGCCTTATACTGAGCACCAAGTGCTGTACCCAGACGAAGATTAGCCGGAATAAACTGGCTTCCTTCCATTCCCTCCGTAAATGCCTTACTGCCTGCCTCCTGAGCCTTATTATACTCTTCCACTACAGATGGATTCACATATTTAGTAATAACGCTAGAAAGAGCATCATTGATGTCCTGATTCATCAGTCTATCCTGCACATGCTCATCGTGAGCATAGAGGCGTGTTGCGATGCCCTCCGCTATGTTGCGGTAGTTCGGACCATATTTGTTCACCAGACTCTGTACCATAGCAGGCTTCAAAAACTGAGCCACATAGTCATCATAGCTGATACCCATGCTGTCGGCCTCCTGCTTCAACTTATCCTGCACGCCATGGCTATACCATTGCGCTTCAATACTCTTCTCTGCATCCTGCACAGTATCATCAGGCAAAGAAGAAACTACCTGGTTGGTAACGTCCATAGCCGAACGGTTGGCATATCTGCCCAGAGCAGACTTCACTATGCTCACTGCCTCCTCATTGCTATTGGCAGTGCCATCAGCCAACAAGTCGGCAACCATATTCTCAAAGTAATCGCCCTGCTTATCCGGTCTCTGCTTCCAGTTCTCCAGATAGTTGGCAAGTTTGGCATCCATCAACCCCTCATTATTCACCACACCAGTTGGAGTCGTAACAGGAGCCGCCTCTTTAGATTCAGGAGAAGCCGCATTAGCTGATGAAGAAGAAGCTTCTTCCTTCACTGGCATTTCCTCACCTTTTACAACTGGCTGAGGAATCTCTGGTGATGGCTGATATGTTCCGTTGCTCGTCTGAACACCAGTAGGAATCATATCCAAAACTTTTGCTATAAGACCAGGAACCTTGTCTGTTGTTTCCTGCTTCTTTGCTGGTTGAGCCACCTGCGGCTTAGTTTCAGTAGAAGCCTTCTGCTCTACACTCTGAGTCGTAGCAGAAGCATCTACCTGCTTACCACCACCAGAAGCAGATGCAGCAGGCTCTAGCACCATCTTGTCAAAGTCTGCCTGTGTTCCCACATCATACCCCATGTTCTTGGCCTCATTGTAGTACCAGTTACGATCTTCCTCGTTATTCAAGTCCTTTTTGAAGTCATCATAGCTACCTACTTCATAGCCATTGTTCTTGAACTCATTATAAAAATATTGTCTGTCTTGCTCGTCAAACATACCTTATCTTATTTTTTGATTAATAATCAGTTACTTTGTTCTCCTTGATGGTGGAACCTTACTGCCGCCTCTACGTGAAGGAGGTACTTTACTGCCACCCCTACCTCTACGAGAAGGAGGAGTCCGGTCTAACTTCATCTTAGCCTTAGCCCATCTAGAAGCCTGCTGACGATTTTTCTCATTCGCCCAAGTGCCACCTCTGCCATCATTACCACCGATAGCCATACCATTGTTTTTAGCCCATTCATTCACATGTTTCTTGAAAACAGGGTCGTTCACATACCTGGTGTTGAAATCATCAGCCTCTTTCTGGTTGGCATTCTTCTGATTCTGTCCCTCTGTTTGCGAATTGATATGCCTAACTTGCGCACCCTTCACGTTAACGCTAGCATTATGATCAGCAGCTCCGGCATTGGCATTATTAGTTTGAGCATCAAGTAATTTTCCCTTCTTGCCTCTTAAAGCATCCTCAGTTTTCTTCTTTGAAGTGTTTAGGGCAGCGGCAGCAGCAGCGGCATTTCCTCTCTCCTGCTCCGTCTTTACCTTAACAGGAGTAAGAGCCTCCTCCTGATTCTTCTGTGCCCCTCGATAAGCCGCCAAAGCCTCATTAGCCTTGGCAGCCGCCTCTGCCTGCATCTGTGCCTGTTTGTCTTGACGGTCCTTATAGATATTCACCATCATCTGGTCATACCCCTTGGCTCTCAAAGCATCTGTAGCCTCTCTTATCTTGCGCTGACGATCAGTAAGTTCTTGTGCAGATTCTATTTTTTGCGATGGCGCACCTTGTGTGGTACCGATGAAATTGCCAAGATGCATCAGGAAATTGCTCCATTGCTCCATCTTGACCTGCCTCTCCGCTTTCTTCTTCAAGGCTTCATTTGCAGCTACGGTTTTGTCTCCATCACCCAGAGTATTGAGCCATGGCATGAACACAGACCAGTTTCCATCACCATTCTTCTGGTAATCCCTCATAATGTCATAAGGCTTCATCTGACGCAAGAGAGGATTCTGCTCTATCTCGCTATAAGGTCTGCTCCAGTCTATCTTGATACCCTGGTTAGGCTCCACCTTGGTAACTTCCTCGGTTGGCTGCAGGGCAAAAGATTCCTTGCCACCATTCTTAGTAATACCAGTCGTATCTATGGCTGTACCCTTTCCCGGTTCAGTATCAGTTGTCTGAACTGATACTGCAACCTCCGGCTTCACCGCATTATCATCAGGGAAATTAGTAACAGGAGTAACGGCAGTAGCCGGGCGTTTAGGAGTTAAATCATCCAATGTAAATCCCATAATTACCTCCTTCCTTAAATTGGCAATTTACTTGCAGCTCCAGCCAAGCCGCCAGCTGCATCCGTGATACCCTGAGCTGTAGAAAGAGCCTTCTCCTTCTTGGCAGTGGCTATATAGTTAGTCATAGCATCAATCTGAGAATCAGCACCATTCCACACATTTTCTTTGGTCTGAGCACCTTGCACAGCAGCCTCTTGCATCATCTTACCCACCTGCTCCTGAGCTGCCTGCTTACTCAGCGCGACCGATTCATCAGAGCCGCCACTAACAATATTGGTGTTCTTTGCGGTTGCTGTAGCATTATCCAATACCTTCTGGGCATTGGTCACGGCTACCTGATTCTCCGCTGTCTGCGTAGGATCCTGATAATACAGATTGTCCCGGTGATCCTTCACCTGCTGCAATCGGTCTTGATACATCTGGATATACTGATTATATCCTTTGTTCCGGGCTTTAGCAGCCATCAGTCCACCTGCAGCACTGGCCACACCGCCTAAAATTCCGCCTACAGAGCCGCTAAGCCCCTTGGCAATTTTTCCAATAATTCCCATAAAATTCGAATTTTAATGTTTAAACTGTTCAAAAGTAATGCGTTTTTCTTACCTATCTGTGATAAGTTCCGCAACTTGAACACCAAGTTTCGTAATTTTTTCCTATATTTGCACCCGAAAACTATCAGTAAACATTAAAAATCAATAGAATATGGCAGTAAAACAAGACAAAAATAATGAGCCGAAGCCAAAGAGGAAGAAGACTGGCGGACGTAAGGCTGGCACACCTAATAAGGTTACCAAAAGTGTCCGTGAAAGCCTCCGTGATGCCCTTACTGGCTACATCAATGGTATCAATGAGAAGAACTATTCCCTTTTCACGGATCTCATGCAGATTCAAGAGCCTGCCGGACGTCTGGCGATGGTGGCAAAGTTCCTTCCATACGTGGCTCCAAAACTCCAGTCTGTATCTTTCAACAATGATGAATCCAGAAACTTATCTGTGGAGGAATCTTTCATGCAGTTGGAAGAGAAATTTGAGAAACAAGAAACCACTATCAACATCAAAAATCTCAAAATTGTTAATAATGGCTAATTATAAAAAATGGGTAGTCTTCTCTAAATTTTCTTCAACTTTAGAGAAGACTACCCTTGACTTGGTTATCGAGCAAAAACGCTCTATTTTAACTTATATTGGGTCAATTTTAATCTGTATTAACACAAAAATAGCTATTTTATGTCCCTGACTCGTTCAAAGTACTTCGTCTGGTCCTTGGTGACATTCTTCACCTTAATCTGTATCGTGCAGTTTGTAGGAACAGTATCATTTATGCTGGCCATAAGCTGCTCTATTATCTCATCTATGTTCCGATAGCCCTTGCCATCCACATGAGCCACAACTTCACCCATGAAGTAAGCATCAGCAGACAACTCAAATGTTTCCTCTACCTTATCAAATTCAGGCACATGATACTCCTGCATTCGCCTGCTTGGATCATTGGTAAAGAAGACCTTCTCCACCACCTTCTCATTTAGTTCCCAAGCCCTAGAGAAATCTGGCTTCACATATCCGCTTGTTATCCTATGAGCTGTTGCATGATTCATAGCAAAGCCAATCTCTGCATAGTTGGCACCAATATCATTCTGGGCTACTGTGGCCCAAGTGTGCCGGAATGTATAAGGAGTATAAAAATTATCATCAGGCATACCCAAATAGTTCTTACAGATAGCTTTAATGAAATGTACCAAATTCGTATCCATAGAACGATTAGTGGAATACATTTTATGAAAAATAAATAGATAAGGGTCACTTTCCTCAGAAAAATATTTCTCCAAGGTTGGTAAAAGCATATCCGGCACTCTCATTTCTATATACGCTTTATCATAACGACGCGTACTTGTTTTCTTTCTCTCATAGTGCAAGATTCCATCATAATAGTCCACCTTTTTCATTTTCATGAGGTCAGCTACATTGATGCCAGCCAAGCACAATATCATCTTGCAAACATCCAGAGCCAACTGCTGCCGTGGATATTCAGGAGTAACGGCAAAAAACTTTCTACACTCCTCCAGTGTGATGGCACGCTTGTGTGGACCTGCTTTTTTCTCTATCTTTATCTTATTCCAAGGATTGAATTTTATTGGCATAAGACCTGCCTCCTCATCATTAAATTTCTTGATACCTTCCAAATAAATACGCTTAACCAAAGAAGGATAATAATTTCTGCTACTAGGCTTATTCTCCATGGTTTTCATCCATGCTGTCAGAAAACGTACAGTTAAGTGCGAAAACATTACCTTATCAGTACCAGCAAAGTTTTCCAAATGTTTCAAAGCACTTTCATAAATTTGGCGTGATGAAGGCTGCAAAGAAAGTGATTGAAGATAAGAACGAGCAAATTCAGAAAAACAAATATCCTGTGCAGAAGTCAAAAGGTAATCTCTAACCTTATAAACAGACCAGTCAGTTATATCAAGTCTGTTCAATTTGTCAACCCAGCCATTTATTTGGCTCATACAGGCTGCGAGCACGAATGAGTCCTTCACCTCTTTCGTGCCCTTAACCAATCCTTTGTCTGTTACAAACTTATCGGTCTTAACTACCAACTTTTGACGGTTATGCAGTATTCTAATGTAAACTGGATAATAACCATCAGAACGTTTCTTTGAAACTACCACTTTAAATGTTGCCAT